TGATTTATTTCTCCCTCTACTGTGGTTCCAGAAGTATCTATAACCACAGCCGCTGGTCTAAATTGTAAATTATGATTTATTTCCCAAACTGCACTTGGTGTACCTTGATCATATTCATAATACATAGTGGACTTTAATAACTCTATCCCATTTGCGCTTCTTATAAAATACTTATTTTCAGTAACATTATAAGCAGTTTGTCCTATTAATATATTACTTGAATCATCCCAACCTGTATCTCCAGGAAGTAAAGATGTCGGTAAAGGTATAGTGGGCTTAACTCCAATTCCTTGTAGAATAAGGGGCTGATAAGATATTTTAGATATGTTGGTAGCCATTGTTTAATTTGTATATATTGTTCCAGTTGGAGAAGCGATTAAATAAGCTAATTGTACAGTAACTTCTTCTCTACCATTATAAATTTCTCCATCTAATCCATTCCCAAATATTAAATCTTGAACAGAATCACTAAGTAAGTAATTTGTATGTACATGATCAAAAGACTCTTCAATTGAGCTTCCATCATTAAATGTAAATACCACATTACTTATGTTTTCAGCATCAACTTTATTTAAACGATCACTAACTATAGTTTCAGTAGCCGTATCAATACTTGTAATGTGTCCATAAGTATCTAATAGAATACTTTGAATATAAGTTCTACCTGTATTTTCACTAGATCCTTGACTTGAAGTATCGGAATGAGAAAATACTGTACCTGTTAAATCTAATCCTTCTCCAGCAGTATAAAGAGTATCTACGTAACTAGAGGCAATTGTAACTATTCCATCAGATGTATAATCTACTGTAACATTAGTTCCAGCAGTAATATCTAATATCCCATCTTTTATAATAGCTATCCTTTGTACTCCATTAGTCTTTAAATTCCAGCTAGTATATTTATCATAATCATGGGTATGAGTAAATGCCTCACTTATAGTAGTACCATCACTAAGAGTAAATATAACATTGTCTATATCTGTTGCATCAACATCGGATAACACTTTCCCAGTTAATTCTAAAGATAGGTCTGTAAGTGCATCTCTAACAGCTTTCTCTGTGGGTATTGTGGCATGGACAGCAGTTTCTGAACCTCTAACTACTTCGGTAACTCCTAGACCATCGTTAATTGAAACTCCTCCTGCATCCCATAAAGGAATATTTCCTTCTGTTGCAGTGGGTAGTTGGGGAAGATATTCTCCAAGAGAAATGTTTTTCCAATTTTCATCATTGATTCCTCCCTCTAATCTCCACTTTATCCCAATTTCATCGATAGTTTCCATGAACTCAAATCTAAGCCCCATTGGAATTTCTTCCTTTGTCTCATAGACTTGAGTTGCCCCCACCAAGTCAGTATCTTTGATTGGCTTTGGAGCGTTTATATGGTAATTATCGTTGATCCTTAAAGGCATCTCTTTTTTTTATAAATTTAACTAATTTTTATGACTTTTGATAGCTCACTGTTGTAGTTGTACATATAAATGTCATAAGACACTGTTTCATTCATAACAATTTGAGCCCTTTTTACTATAAATTCTCCTGGACCAATTTCTCCTTGATTTGGTTCTGAAACCTTCCAATCAGTATATATTTTTCCAGTTTGTATGGTGGGAACCGCAAACCAACCATACTCAAGATCCGTTGTTGATAAAGATAAAAAAACTTCTCCTTTTGTTTCAATTAATAATTTTGTCCCTGCCTTAATATCAAGTTCGTTAGGAACAAGCCCTGTGGAATTTTTACCGATATAAGAAGGCCTTACCCATGTTGTAATAATTTCTAAAGTCTCTACATTGTCTCCAGATAAATTCCATTTTACACTATCATAGAAATCCCTTACATAAGATGTTCCTACCGCTTCGTATTCCCCTCCTGAAACAGATTGATTGGAGAGTTGTCCATCATCATCAGAAATCTTAAGATTTAGGGGAAAACCTCTCTTTTCCCACAAAAAGCTTGGCTCATTTATAACAGTGTCTATTTCTATAATCTCAGTATACCCAGCATAAGAAAAAGATACTAATATAGCGGGAGATAAAATTTCATTAAAAAGATCTTCAAATAAAGTTCCAATTGGAATAACCTCTCCGACTTTAACTCCTCCAACCTCTACGGTAGAAATTATTTCCGATTTTATTCCATTTCCTTCTCCCTCCTTAATAGCATCTCTGACAGCTTTTTCTGTAACTAAAGAAGTGTGTAGTCCAACAGCCCCAACAGAGGTTGCAATCAAATCAATACCAATGTCTTTCAACACCAGTCTATCAAAGATATTTATAATTTCTACAAACTCTTTAACAGCCATGGGATTATATCTTTAAAAATGCTTGATAATGAAGTGTTCCTGCTTTTGATGGAGTGCAGGTAAATCCTGATTTTGTAAGATTTGTTATTTTAGGAACAATAGCGTCTCCGTTTGTATCATACATAACCGTTGAAAGAACAACATCGGCATCAACAGTCCCTAGACTTGTTGAAAAAGTTATTATTTGTGGGCTTGTGTTTGAAAAAATAACTCTATTAGCCCTGTAGTTATTTTGATTTGACTCGTTATTTAAAAATAGCCACTGGAGAATTATGGTATCCCAATATTTGTGTTTATTCACACCAATATTTGTGTCATACCACAGCATTTTCTTATTTGTTGGAGGGGTAGTTTTAACCCAAATAGCCTGTATTAATCCTAAGTTTTTAATCATTTCAGTAAGTATATATTAATTCACCATTGTCATTTAAAGAATATTTTTCTGCATTCAATCCGTCTATAATTAAGTCTCCATCCTCTACTCTGCAGGTTATTTCATCACTATAACGAGCCCCTCCTTCTCCTTCTATGAACTGAGTTCCTCCCTCTTTGAAGAGACTTTCTGAAATAAATACAGAAAGAAGAAAAAGTTCATTATAATAAGTGTGATAGGTAAACTCTCCCTCAACACTAGTCAATGTTGTGTTAACTGGTATAGCGGTTCCTATTCCTGCCCCTACTACTTCTCCTGGATCTGTTGCCATGCTATATATTTGATTGAGTTGTTATATCTGGTTGATTCTGATAATAAATTGGAGATAAAATTCCTTTATTATCAGAAATAATGTTTCCATCTAAATCGCGCATAATAAAAGATCTCACCCTTGGAAAAGACCCATTTGATATTAAGATGTCTTTGTTTGGCCTAAATGAAGAGTCGGAAATAAATTCTACACCTGGAACGTTTTTTATTGAAAAGAAAATGTCATCCCACTCTATAACTCCCTTTTTACTAGAGGATTTATAATCAAATATTTTTGACACCTGTATTTGCATATTTATTCTGACAAGATCCTTATCCACTCCATCCTTAATCTTAACATTAAAAGATATTGAAATCTCTTTGTACTCTATGTTTTTGAAAAGAACCCCGTATGTTGCTATGTCTTTATGATTTCTATTGTCAGCGAGTGAAAGGTAATCAGCAGAGGCTATCAACAGCTCTCCTAGCTGATTTTCTGATAAATCTCCTCCATTCTGGGTAGCTACTTTTATAATGGTATTGCCAACTGCATCAACTCCTCCTCGGAAAAGTTTTAAAATATTGTTGTTATATCTCATGAGAACTTGCTCTAGCTTAGAAAGAGTTTGTGAAGCCATAACATTAGCTCCATCCTTTATTCTTTTTCTAAAATATTCGTCCTGCTCCTCGTTTCTGCCTCCAATAGCAATATACTCATTTGTTAAGTAAATGTGTCCAGCTGGAATAGGAGCTATTTTTGTAAGAGAAAATGGGTTTACGTTGGTTTCCTTTCCTGTAGTTTGGCTAGAGACTTTTATATATCCAAATCCATCATTTCCAATTGTAAAGTCTTGAATTATCTCAAACACTATTCCTTGATCGCTTGAAATAGTATTTACTCCAGCTTCATAAAATGTTCCTGGGTTACCAACGACACGAATAGAAGTTGTTGAGCCAGCTGCTCCAAATCGTGGAGAGACTCCCCAATTCCTTGCAATTTTATCTAAATATCCTCCATAGGCCATATCTGGGTTTAGATTTTGCTCAACCAAAGCAACATCTTTAAGAGCTTTTTGACCAACTTTAGCCACTCCATAAGATATTCCATTTACTACCGAATGGTCTGATACTTTTGTAATGCTATCTGTATGGTTTAATAACGACTCTATAAAGAGCTGCTTTAGTTCTTCTATTGAAGTTAGTTGTGTTCTCATTTAGAATGTGATTGATTTATTAATGATGTCCCCATAAGCAGTCTCTATGCTCATTTTAATTAAAACAGCATCGCTCTCAATGCTTATGCCTGTTATTGTAAAGCTTGAAATAGTATCATCGGAACTAAAGATGTTTAAAAGTTGTCTAAAAATTAAAGGGTATCCAATTGCGGCTGAAGATGTCCCTATTAGTTTTTTTATTCCTTGATCGGGAAACTCAGGATTTCCTCTTTTCCTAAGATTAATTAAAATATCTACCGCCTGATAAACTGTCTCTTGGTAATTTAAAACTTTTAAATCGTTGCTGGCAAACTCAAGTTTCTTTTGAATATCAAGACCATTTATTTTTTCCCCAACCAACTCATCTATAACAACCTCGATGTTTCCAATACTTCCGGTCCTATTATATGTTAATCCTAAAGAAATTCCTCCAGCTTGGGTGTATCTTTCCTCAATCAAATCATTGTCAATAGCGATATTAACCCAGTCATTGTCTCTATTCTGAGATTTTAATATGTCAGATGACACACTTTCAAGACTTTGGTTCTGCTTTAGCATATATTGACTTTGCTGAACTCCTGTATTAAAGGTTGAATTTATCAAAGATGAACGTAAATATTTCTTAAAGTTATAAATAGTCAGAAGCCTTATGAAAGAGTTTTCTAAACCCTCAAGTAAATCCCAGGCTGATATATTTGTAAAAAGATTTTTATGCTGTTTGAATTTACTTTGTATTAGAATAGCAGAGTCAAGCAAGGAGTGTAATTCATTAAAAGCTACTTGAGGAAGTCTGCCAGATCCAGTGTAGTAGTTATAAATAGACTGCATTCCTCCTCTTTCAACAAAATTAATGTATCTGCTGAAGAAAGAAGAAAGACTTATTCCAGTAGCTCTCTCAAACTTTATATATGTGGATTCTAAGCTCATTACATCAATAAGGTTTTTAGTGTCTCAGCCTGAACTGAAACAAGATTTGTCACCAATCTTTTTGGAAAAGGACCTCTTTTAACAAGAGCTTTTGTGGGTTGCAATATACCAAGAGCTTTCATTTGAATTGAGTAAGAATAGATTCTAGAGTTACTCTCTTCTTGTTTGACAGTAAAAGTCTCAATCTCTACAATATAATTCTCCCCCATTGCTGGATTATAAAAATAAAGTATAAATGGATAGCCCTCCTCATCTAAACCTTTAGACTTTGTGCAGATTGCCTCGAGAATTTTAATAGCTCCATATCCAGTTTTTACTTGAAAATCAAGGGAAGGAGTACGAAACTTTAGGTTTCCTCCAAAGTCCCCTCCCGCAGTAGAAAATCTAAAAGCATTTGCAGAAACTTCATTTACCCCCAATAAGAATTTAAAACTTCTTCCAAAATTTCCATTTATTCTAATGTCTCTAGGCACAAACCCAACATTTCGTACTGATAAAACTCCGCTATTTGTTTTCCTTACGTTTGTTTGTGTAGATTGAGAGTTATTGTAATCGCTTGGCATAACAGGAAAAACAAAATAGTCAATAGTTTTTTCCTCCTCGCTTCCAACAGAAACAAGTTCGAGTGACATTGCGTAATACTCAAAGTCATTAGGATACAGATAGTGAAGAGAAGCCTCCCCTATTGTACTTATTAATTCTTGAACTTTTGATTGTATTGACACGTTTTCTACTTTTGTTAAAGATAATTAAAATTTCTCTCTTATTGAAGATTTCCTAAAGAAGGTTGGGCGTTATATCCTGTTCCTCCCCCCGATGTAGTTGTTACTACAGTATTAATTGACCCTGATTGGAAAACCACATCAGCCTCTTTCATTGTATCTATAAGGAGCTTTGCTAGACCATCAGCAAACTCTTTTACTGCTTCAGCAGAGTCTGTTTTGTCATTGTTATTTACTAGACTCTGTATTTTTTCACTTAAAACACCTTTAGTTGGTAGCATATTATTCAAATAAATTACTAATTTTTTCCTTTAATTGTTCAACCTGAACCTTATTCAATATTGGCATTTGTCCTAAAGCTGTTGATACAGTTATATTTGATATTTCTGTCACAATTTCATCGAGTAAACTTTTTACAGAATAATCTTCTGAATTAACTATACTATAGCCTCGGCTTTTAACATAAGCCTTGGAACCATTAAGGATAACTTGATTATTGAATTCGTCCTTGTATGTAAATCCCTCTCCTAACTTGTAGGAAATATTTGTTTCATCCTCTTCCCCTCTCTTTTTAATTTTCAAATTGAAAGTGTCTCTAATTGTTGCCACAACTTCTTTTGCATTTAAAGAAACCTTTCCTGTGCTGCTTATCAAAACCTCACTATTTTCATCCCCGTCAACAGCAACTTTTAATCTTCCCGCTTCTTTAGAAGCTATGTTTACACTTAGGTCTTGACTTTCAGCATTTCCAATAACTTCAACAAGAGTCCCGTTGAATTCTTTAGAAAACCTAAAAGTGTGTTCCGACTGGCTAAGAATTTCTCCTCCTTTTGATATTACAGCTAACACAACTGGCCAACTGATCAATTCAATATGCCCAAATACAACTTGAGACCCTTTTTGTAAAGAATCTTCTGGAAAGCTTATTTCATTGAAAAGCCCCTTATTAACTTTGACATTCTCATATTGCCTACCATCTAAACATAGTAGTAAAATAGTTGAAGTGTCATAACAATATTGTATAAAGTCCTCTCTTTCTATGTCATTATCTTTAGGAATGATAACATAGCCCAAGCCAAGAGTTTGATCTGGACTATAATTTTTATTTTGTCTAAATCTACTTAACATTATTGTTTTATTATATGTTGTATTTGGCCTTCTTTTACTGAATCCATGTCAAATATATCAAGCTCTGCCCCCGTTGTTGATGCAAATGCTACTCTGTCTTCGTTTTTTTGTCGGCACTGTCTTCTTTTTAAGAAAAAGTTAAACCAATACCCCTCCTGTTTAAGCTTCCATCTCCCAACAATTCGCTTCATCCACTCTGGAGAACCCACTTTTTCAGGCTCCTTACTAAAGTCGTCTTCATTTAGGGTTGTGTCTATTATGGAAAAGTAGAAAGAAAGATATTCTTTTACCATCCCTCTTGAAACTGTAAGAGTTGTTGTTCTGTCATTTTCTTGTCCTGAAGAAAACGATTGAACAACTCTATCTACATAAAAGTATTCTCCTGTTGTTTCGTGATAAACAATTAGCCCCTTTTTGTAGCGACGATCACCTTTGAGAACAATATTACCTTTTCTTGTAAAAGGCATGTAAGAATAGCAATCAACTAAAAACTTTAAATCTCTAATTGCTTGCTCGTACAGATTGCTTGTGATGGTCATACTATTTTTATCCGCTTCAGAACTCGCCCTCAAATAATTTGAAGTAACCTCTAAAGATTTTTCTCCCCAAATTTCTGCATATTCTGGAAACCTAACTGCTTTCAAGTAAGCCCACATAGCTCCATTGGACGCTCCATCAGCCAATCCAGTAGGAAGAAGCCTATACCATGAAAAAACTTCATCGTTATTCCACGAAAGATTATCACTAAGAAGGTCCTCTGATCTTATAACAAATTTATCATCTGCTATGGCGGCAAGTTTTGTATATCCTTTTTCGTCCCACGGGCACTGCCTAACTCCTAAATAATATTGATTTAGGTATGTATCTGGTAGTAATTGTACAAAAGGCTCTTGTATTGATTTTTTTATGTTGGCTAAAGGGGTTGATGTTGAATTGCCAAGGGAAGAGTCAACTACATATCTCTCTTCAATTTTAGGGTCAATTATTATTTTTATAATTTGCCAAATTCCCTTAGCAAAGTTATCTGGGCCATATCCTTCTGTATCACTATTAAGAGATCCTGGTAACTTAAAGAATGTTGTTCTTTGTTCATTTTCCACTGACCCATAACTCTCAAATAGTGCATCTGGAACAACAGAAATAGAAGATAGCGCATTCATCACAAACTGTAAAACAGTAGAAATCTTTTTATGTGGAACGGTTATGTGCCCTAACAACTTATTGTCAGATCTTATGAAACCTGCCTTGTCTATGCCATTTTGGAAAAGTCCATCAAGAAGATACATTTCTGAATAAAAATAAAAAGTATCATCATCTAGTAGTTGCAAAAGATCAGAGCCTCCGATTTCAAGGTTTATACTTGTAGTGTTTTCTATTTTTGAAATAGAATTTTGAGTTACAACTCCAATCATATCATAAATATGTTTTGACAGCTCACTCTTACTAATAAAGTATTCTTCTTCCCCAATGTCTCCTTCCTCAAGTTGCGTTGGTTCAAACGAAATAAATACTAAATCGTTTTTTTGAATAACCTTTTCAAAAAAGAAATTCTGCTGAAAGACTTCATCATTGCTTATTTTCTCACTTGTTCTTCCCGTATAAGAAAGTTGCTTATTGCGATCTCTGAAAAAAGATACTTTTTTCTCATCAATTCGCCACCCTTCATTCCAGCTCCATTTTCCAGGAATGGGTGGCAACTTAAAGTTAAATGTTCCAGGAGCATCTCCTCCTGTACTTGTAGATAGATTTTCTAAAAATGGAGTGAGATTTATTATTTGATCCCCCTTCTTTCCTTCCAATGAAAGAGCTCTTGACCATAGCCATACTCTTACTTTTGGAGCAAATTGAATTACCTTTTGATTGTCTTTGAGAGATGTTCTTTTAAGAAAATTCTTGTTGTCAATGAGTTTTTTGAGAGCCTCAACGATAAAAGGGTTTCCCTCTGTAGGATCAACTATAACCTGATTTTTACTATCAATTATAGCGTTTAAACGATTTAATTTATTATTAAGTATCTGAACTGTTGTTCCATATAAGAAAGGAATGTCATCAAACTCTGATGCAGTTTCACTTATATATGAAAGAGAGTCCACAGATTTGTGAAACCATCTGTCCTTTTCTTCTTCAGAAAGAGAAGATGTATCAATTGACTTGAATATTCTATCGATATTTCTAATTTCATCAAAACGATACTCTAAAAAATCTTTTTGACTCCATCCAAAAATAATAGACTTTTCCCTACTAACAAATTGCTTTATTGTAGTGTCTTTCTTATGATATGTATACGATAAGCTTTCTTTCATTATCTTACGCTCCTCATTCCCCCTATAGCGTTAACCCAATTAATTCCTCCATCTTCATCACGAATTGGTGGTGGTGGCGGCAGTACGAATGTTTTTACAAGAAATTCAGTAATCTTCTTAACGTTAGCAGCTGTTTCTGAATTCTCCTTAGCTCGTCTCTCTCCTTCTTCTTTGGAAATAGTCCATCCCTCTTTAATATAAGAAGATTCTTTTGAAAGGGCTCCAGTAGCCTTTTCCCCTGTTGCCCTTCGCCATTGCTCGGTTTTTTCCAATTCTTCTTCTGTCATTGATCCGTCTATGAAATCGAACATTGCCGGATCGTTTTGATAACCGGTGTACAAAGTCTTAGCAGCTGATGCAGATAACCCTAATCTATTTTGGATGTTTGTTATAGCTGCAGTTGAGCTTCCACCTCCTCTAGTAATGGCCTCATCCATTGTGGCCTTCATCATTCCTTTTTGGCTTATTCCTTTTTCTTGAGCTATTTGTAGGTCTATCCAGTCGGCTCCCTCCATTCCTGGAAGTGAGGATAATAAGCTGTAATTGACAGCTTTTTGAAAATCTGTGCTTGGGTTAGATAGGCTTTGATTCATCTTTCCCATAAGGTCTTCAAGTCTATCATCACTAAATCCACCACCGACTCCAGATAGTGCTAGTGCTGTCTTCATGTTTGTTCCAGTGTCCACCGTTGAAAGAACTCCTAGTTGACTTTTTGTAAGATTATTTACTGCGTCTGCAATGTCACTTGATTGAACCTTATTTATCCTTCCAGAATTAACTGCTTGGGACAGAAGGCCAAAGGTGTTCCCAACAGAAGATTCATCTGCCTTTTGAAAACCAGCCATTGTTTTAGCCTGCCCTGAAAAACCAAAAGCCCTCTCTGTTGCTACTACATCTTGAAAATAAGTAAGGTTTGGATCATTTGTTTCCTCGGCTAGTGAACGATAGTCTTTAGCGAGTTCTATTGATGTTTTGCCGTACTTTGACCCCCATCCCTTTAGACCATAGCCCTCTCCTGTTAAACCGTAAACATCAGCCCTTGCATCTTGTAGTTCCCTTTTTAATCCAAGAGCTTTTTCATCTTCTGCTGCCCAATTTCCCCCAACAAAAGGAACCCAAGACTTCATCTTATTATCATAATCCTCTCCAGATGTTGCGCTTATAGAGGCTCCCCAGGCTTTGTTGAAAAGGCTCCAAGCTGCAGCTCCAATAGCAGCGGGTCCTAGAAGCTTTCCTGCCATTCCGAGCATCCCCCCTCCTCCTCCGCTAGGAGGACTTTTTAGTCGAGCCTGTCCCGCTGCGGTACTTACTCCTTCCCCCAAGTCGCCTTCTTTGTAGTCCGATTCCCTTAGTTTAGCCTGTCCTTCTGGAGTGCTAGCGGACTCTCTTCCCATTTTCAACAGTGCATCTAACTGAGCTCTTTGAATAACTAGGTTTTCTCTTGATAATCTCTCTTGTTCTTTGTTTCCTAACAAGTCTTCTTTATAGCTACCCTCTATTCTTGCTTCGTCAGTTTTTGAAATATTAGCTCCACCTAGCTCTTGTCTTGACAAGTCTCTTTGAATCTTTGCTTGTTCATCAGCAGAGATTCTGTCCATTGATATTCTTCCCTCTTTTTCTCTTTGCTCTTCTCTTATAAAGTTAAGAAAGTCTTTGGGGTCTGATGTGTGTTCTCTTCCTTTTTGAATTGTTGAGCTCAGTGATTCTGCGGCCCTATGCCCTTGTGCAGAATCAACCATTGGGGAAAGTCTTTCTTTTTGTAGCTCTTTTTCAATAGCAAGGCGCTCTTTTGCTACTTCAATTTGTCTTCTCTCATCATTGATGGAAATGCTTCCTATCTCTTGAAGCTCTCTTTTTACATCTCCAGCATCTGCTCTAAAGCTTATTGTAGTTTCCATCAGAATTTGCTTATGTCTATATTGTCAAAGTTTAAATCATCTCTCCCCTCATCTTTTTTAATTGGCTCTTTTTTCAACCATCTTCCAGCAAGAATTGTTTCAGAGGTATCTTTGTTCTTCTTTTTCCTTGATTCAATAGAGGAATTTAATAAAAGAAATTCTTCTACCTCAATGAGAACGTCAATTAAATTAGAGGCTCTATGAAGAGAAGAATTAAAAGAAGTATTATGCTGCTGTCTCCACCAAAAGTCCAATGGAAATTCTTTGTTCCAACTGGATATAAATTTCCTTACATCCTCACTTTTCTTTGAAACATTTTCTTTTTTTGCACTTAAACCCAACGGTCTTCGGATCATTATTCATCCTTATCAGTTGAATATAATTTATTCAGTTTTTCTTCAGTCTCTTTCATTGCTTCCAGCCATTCAGCAAACCACGGAAAATAAACCTTTTTATAAATAACAACTAACTCCTGAGCTTCGATAGGGTCTATTTCTAAAATGTTATCAAATCTCATGTTTTTTCTAATTTCAGGAATCAAGACAACAAATGTACAGACTGAATCGATTAAATCCAAAGCAATGTTCGCACTTTTTGTCCTTGAAGCTACCAGCCCATTATACATCCCATTAGAGACTGAAACTTTCATTGTCTCAATCTCTATAAGTTGTCCAGCATTAGGGAACTTTATTAAATAGTCCTGATCTTGTATTTTAACGGTTATTTCTTTTTTCATTTTTGCTAACTTTATTTAAAATTTACGAAGGATTCATGATTGGTGTTAAGTAACTGAAAGTTTGGGATTTTCCCCCTACTTGACCTTCATTGAGAGAGAATCCATCTGATTCTAACAGAAGGTCGTTTATAGAAGCAATAGGCTTTTCAAGATTTCCCAAAGGATCGCTTGGATCGGGAATCTTTTTATACAAGTTAACTTGTACCGGAATTTCTGCTAAAATTAATGCATTTACAAACTCTGTTACAGAGTTTACTCTTCGGTTTAGCACATTGGGAATAGTTGAAACGTCAAAGTCAACAAAGATGAATTCACAGGATAGAGTACCTGACCAACCTATAATAGGTTTTTCTTGGGAGTTAATCCTGCCAATTCCCTTTACATCACCACGTTGAAAAGTCTCCTGAACTCTTACGTTTCTCATTTTACCAATACTTACTCCATTGTGTTTAATGATTGCAAGCGCAGCTGTTAATGATTTTTCTGACATAGCTTTTTATTTTATACTTATTTTTTATTTCTTAAATATTTACCATCGTGCCAACAAAAAAGAGTTTGTTAATCGGCGTGTTTGGTGCAAAATCATATTGAATCTGGTAAGAGTCTTCCACAGTTGTTACCGTGACATTTTGATAAGCTAAAATAAGGTTATCATTTGTCTTGTCAGCAACTTTTCTCTGAAGAAATCCTTCTGTAAAGTTTTTAACATCTCCTTCACTCAAGGTGTTTCTGTTTACTCCGTTCTCCTGACCCAATAAGCTTTGTTTGGCTGTAACAGAAAGTTCTTTATTTAATTGAGACTTGATTCTTTCAATTGAAATTTCGTAAGACTGTCCATCTTCATTTATCATGAAGTCGTTATTCTGAAGAGAATTGATTGCTTGGACAATTGTAAAATCCCCGAACTCAATGTCGTATGCTGACATAAGAACTCCAGCGGCAAGCCCAGAAACTCTTTCATCTTGTGTTAGCTCATGAACCTCCCCTTCAATATCAAGTGTTTTAAATGTGCCTGGAACTTGAGGCTCGTTTCCTAATATTCTACCAAGAACATTGGCAGCTTTGAAAAATGATTCATATTGCTTTAATACCACATTTGACCCGGATGAAGAGGTCACTCTAATAGACTTTAAGAAGTCCCCATGAACAACAACCACTTTGGATGTGTCGTTATCTGCAGCAATTGCAAATGATGATTCTGCTGCTTGATCCCACTCTGAAGAATCCTTACCACCTCCAATTATCAAATATTTCTCATACTTTGCAGAGGTACCTAAATGATAGAGAATTGTTGACAGCGATAAGCTTTCGTGAGCATCAGCTCCGTAAATATCTGTTAAAACAAATGTGTAATCGTATTCAGCCACTTTCTCTAATACCTTATCAAGATCCGCTGTTCCATAAGTATCAGTTCCATCAACAGCTAAGGTATAATCCGAATAGGTTACTGCATCAGCAGAAGTTACAGTTCCTAATCCAGTAACCGTAAATGTTTTTACATTAAAGAGGCTTTGAAAGCTTGAATTTGTTTTCACCCAGGTCTCTACTTCTCCAAGAGTACTGAACTCAGGAGTAGAAATAAGTAGATTTGGCTTAGTTGCTGATATTTCAATTCCATCCCAAGCAATTCCATCTCCAGAAGAGCCATTGTCCCCTCTGTAAGTGCCTCTGTAAAAATCTAAAACAAATTTACCAGAAACTTTTCCAGCTCTCATCTTAAAGGCATATCCTTTTGCTAGTTCACTTCCTTCCAAAACCCCATTGCCAACAACTCCTTCATTCCTTATTTGGAGGACAACTGCTCCTCCAGCAGAACCTCCTCCTGTTGGGGAAAAGGACATTTCTCCAGGAATTGTTGTTGCCGCTTTCACATAATATAATTTACTTATTCCTGGCACTCCAATTCCCTTTGGTTGAAATAGAAATTTTGCTGCAGCCCAAAACATTCCTCCGCCTACAGCATTTCTAAAATCAAGTATGTTGTCAAACTCTTGAACAGGACCAGACCCATTTTCCAGTGTTCCATTTATTCCAGGACCTGTTCCAAAAGAATTAGATCGAGTAGAATCGACTCCAGTATCTATGAGTAAAATTCTACTGTAATCTAAGTCCCGAAGTGGGTTTTTTATTCCTGATTTAATTTGAGAATATGCTCCAGGAAGAACTATTTTTTTTCCATTGAACCAAAATGAAGTAGCCATTTTTATTTTATTTTAGGATTTTATCTTTTTTTAATTTCGACTTCCACGTTTTTTCGGTATATTCCTCTCCCTTGTATTTTCTATTCAGAAAAAATTTATCTTTTTCAAGCAAGGAGAGAAAATTAACGATTTCGTTTACGTTGTATTTTTTAGTCTTTTCAATCATAAACACTATTTTTATTAAATATAACAAAAAAAGAACAATTCTGAATTTTATTCTTATAAATTAAGGTTTTCTTCTTCTAAATTTACTTTTGCAAAATCACTCACAGGAAATCCAGAAAAATCAATAGTGCTGATAATCTTCCTTGATATTGTTGATGGGATGTTCATTTCATAATAAAAAGATAGGGTAATCATTCTAACATACATATTACTTCCTATCAGAGAAGGATCAATTTGGACCTCTTGAGTTCCTATTGATGGGTTTCTGAATCCTGAGAAATCTAAGATTGGAAGAATTGCTATCAAAAGAGCTTTGTAAACATAGGCCAAGATAGCTTGCTCCATAGCATTTTTTGATGCAACAATAATATTAATAGATGCACTAAAATTTCTGTTATTTGAAATAAGGTTATTGTCTCCAACAGATAAATGAGACTCTCCACCATCTAATCCTATTGTATCTGTTTCCTTACTAGCGCTTTCACTTGGCACAGACAATGAGATAGAAGGAAGTTTTGTTGGTTCAAGATGAAAATACAGTTGAAGATTGAGTTTATCTTTTCTTGTGTTACTTCTTAAAAACAACTCTTTTGCTATATTGAAATAAGTATCTCCTTTGTAAACATTTCCTTTTAATATGCTGTAAAGCACAGTGTTGCTATCTGAAGTTGCAGATCCTAAATCTGCTACCATAAATGATGTTATCTTTTCAAGATAATCATACAACTTTAATTCCGGAATTATGTTTGCCATCTTTCTTTATTTATAAATTATCTAGGAATTCATCCTTTGTCTTTGCAATTGTACTAGAAATATCCATAGAGGCAAGAGCAGCGTCACCCAACTTCATCGCTTTGAATCCTGGATGTATCCAAGAATCTGGATCAGAAGTATCTGACACTCTTCTGAAGGTCATATATGTCGATTGATTCGCTCCTTCATATCTTTTGCTTATTCTTGTTAGTCCAGCATATTGAGCTGATTTGTGAGCATACGCTTTAAAGACTTCATTAGTCTCTTTATTGACTATTTCTTTCCTAACTCCTTTTGTTTGAAATTCAGTAGGAAGACTTTTTTCTTTTATTGAAATCGACGTCTCATTTATGATTGAGTGGAACTTTTCATCGCTAGCTCTCTTCATTTCTCTATGAATAGCTGATGGCATTACACTTGAAAAAAGACTGCTCTCCCCTACTGATCCTGGCACAGCGTGCCTAAATGGAATGGTCAAGAACCATCCTCCATTAGGATTTTTCTTTGATGGTTTTTTAAACTTCTTTTTATCAGAGTCTTCAAAACCAGGCTTCATATCGAAAGGAGGTCCTCCCTGTTCAATAGAATTAGGAAGATCCCCCACAAGAGTTACTTTTGATGTAAGAAAACCATCATCCCCAACTACTAATGAATCTACATACTCTTGCCTTGTCGCTCCTAATCTTTTTTTTGCAAGACTTTCCCACTCTTCATGTAAACTGATAGCAATAGCCTTAACAATATCATCAGAAAGTTGAAGAGTTTGAGCTTCAATTAGATCGAACGTTTTCGCTATATCGCTTGTATCAATTTTAATATCCATTAGAAAGTTGAATTGTTCCAGTTAAATTCTCAGCATCAAAAACATATTGAGACCTTTTTGCTATTGCATGAACAGGGAAGTTTTCTAACCCCTCTTGTCCAGATACAGGGTCAATAACCTGTGATTGCAACAATTCCCTTGTTAAATCAAGAATATGATATTGAGGACTACAGGTATATCTAACGGTAATATGTGCTGCTGCGTACTCTTCTTTAAACCAAATAAAACCATTTCCAATGGAATAGTCTTGTACGGGAATCTTTAAAAGAGAGTTTCCAACAGCCTGGAAAACAGCAATATACTCAATTGATTTTGGAATGTAGGTTGTAAATGCTACTACATCTGTTTCATGAGGTATAGCTTGGGCTTCATCTGGTTGAACAGGAAACAGTACTTCTTGATATATTGTTTCAGCATTTGTAATTGTCAACCTGTCCATAAAAGATAATTTATTTTCAGATAGTGCTGTCACAGAAGCTGTTCCCAACAACTCTATTGACCATGATTTAATCTTTGTATTTCTGTTCATGGAAGTAATGACCATCCTTGTTTCTGTAGCGTCAAGGAATATCCACCCTAAACCTCTGCAGTTTTTACAGTTGTTTTTTGGACTTCCCCCAGGCTCTTTACAAGGGCATTTTATAGCTTTTTCATGAACAACGTGTAAACCTTTGTTCCACACAAGAGCATCATATCCCTTTTTCCAAAGGTCAACTCTTGGAGTTTGACTAATGTCTGGTGAAGATTGTGTTTTCATTATAATGTTCCAAATCTAATCCCAAAATAAATGTCCATTAATCTAGGCATAGCTTCTTTTAATTGACTTTGGTAGGACTTAATGGAAGCACTGTACGCGTGATTTTCAGCAGAACTAGTCGTTCCTATAGATTGGCTTAAGCCATCAAGACTGAGGCTCATATTTGCAATACCAGCCCCCAAAACTAAGTTACCACCAATATCCCATATTCCCATTGCTGCTAGCATTCCAATAACTTTCTTTAAATCAGTCGGAATCACAATGCCTGTTTGATTACCCCCAAAGCCAGTAGTGTAAACAATCTTCCAATAATTAGGAATACTTCTTAATCCCATCCATCCTGCTAAAGGAACAACCCCACTGTAAACAGCGCTTGTTTGAGGGCTTTTAACTGATACCGGAACTATTGAAAGTTGTCTCCAAGCTATAGCTGTGGGGTCGTTTGTCTTGCTTACAGATAACCATTCACTTGGATAGTCAATTTGCTTTACATCATTAATATAGGCTTGAAGAGAGTGGGCTTTTTTTATAGGGTAGGTTGTTTTCATAAAGCCCCAATCCATATAATCATCCCTGTTGAAATCCTCATTTTCAGCTATTATTTGAGGCAAGAATTTAACAGAAAAATACTTTTCCACTTCCTCTTGAGCTGCTTGGATATAAAAATCATAAGTTTCTGGAGGTAATTTCCCCCCAGACCTATCCTCTATATCAATACCAAACATAAAATGAATCATTAATTCTTCTTGAGATATTATTGACTCTGTTACCTCAAAGCTTAATCGCAGATCAAGAGTAATTGCTCCCATTATTAACTGTATTGTAGGTTAGTACTTATATTTTTGGAGCTAAATAAGATGATAACTCTTTAATTTTAAGGCTCCTCCATTCTGCTTCAGGCAATTTTAATTCCTTAGCAATATTGTGAAGATCCCTAAGTTTCATTTTTAACAAATCTTTTTCTAAAATCTCTATATCTTTCTTAGAGTTTTCAGTTTTTTTCTCTGTAATGGAGCTGTCTTCTTTTTCAGCTTTACCAGTCTTTACCGGAATATCCTTTTCATCTATAATCAATTCTGAAGGTTTAGGGCTAGTTACAGGCTTTTTTTCTTCTAACTTATTTTCTTCCTTGCTATTGGATACAAGCTCTTTTTTTGAAGGACTTACTTTATCTATCCTTATAGAGGATAAATCAAAGGAGCCTATACTCTCTGAGTCAATTTCAGCAAAACCCTCTTTGTCAAAATTAACTTCTCCAATTTGAGTGTTTAAGGATTTGCCCCACCTATGTTTTGCCGGTGTATGCACTTTAATTTTTGCCATTTTACTTATTTTTAGTTAAAAATATAAATATTTCTTGTATTGAATGAATATACTAAAAAAAAGAATGCTGTGAAAACTTACCCAACTTCTCTTTTTTTTGCCCAACTCTCCTTAACTGACTTACTTCTCTTCCTGTATGTTAACTCTCTTTCATGCTGAGCCCTTAATTCTAGCGAATTAATGAATTTTTCTTTTGTTCTTTGCTTTTCTTCTTTGGACTTATTTGCCATTGTTGAAGTGAACTTTTCTTTTGATGCTAAACGCTCCTCTTCTGGTTTAGCAAGTATAGTTTGCCTCCGGTTCTTAGCTCTTTCTAATAACTCTTTTTTAGAGGGAAACTTTTTATAAGGAAAGTCTCCAGACTCTACTAATTCAGGATGGTATTTGTTAATATGGAGCAATTGATCTAGCTCTCTTCCCCACTTTTTGCTCTTACAAATAGGACAAGGAAACCAGGTTTTATTTGGATTAAGCTTGCAATTGTCGCCGTGATCACGATTTCTAATTGAGAATGGAGTTTCTTTTCCGCAAAATTGACATATTGCTCTCTTTTTGTTGGAAATATTTGCTCCATTACTTAGCTTATTTGAATATTCTCTCTTTTTTTTCTCACTCCAATTACCTCTTGTTTCTACAGATCTTCTCTTTTCATCTTGAATTGTTTCTATTGGCTTATCTTTCCAAGTCTGCTTTACTTTTTCTATTGTAGATTTCTTTGTTATTCTCTTTTTTCTGATTTCACTCCTTCTTCTGCTTTCATCATCTTTTTCAGCCTGAGATTTGTTAGCTTTTGTCTCTTTCTCCTTTTTCACCTTTGCTGCTTTGAACTCTGGGGACCAGTTGAGTTGTCTCTCTGAGTTTGCTTTCTTTTGTTCTTCTGAAGCTTTTCCCCCTTGAGCTCCTCCCCATTTTATAAAACGGAGTGTAAAACTCACTCATCGCTTTTGCGTGGGTGAGATGTAAGCGACTCTTTTTACACTTACATTCTATAAATATAATACATTTTTGACAATATATGTTTTTTGTATAAAATAATATTGTATATTTAATCATGTTTAAAGCATATAAATATCGAATATACCCTACTAACTCACAAAAAGAGTTGATTGCCAAGCATGTTGGCAGTAGTAGATTCGTGTATAATTTAGCTTTAGAAACAAAAAACTCTGCGTACTTAGGTTCTAAGCACAACTTTTCTTCTTTTTATTTAATCAAACAGCTTCCAGAACTTAAAAAAGAGTGTGAGTGGTTGAAAGAAGTAAATAGCCAATCTTTACAGCAATCTATCCAAAATATGGAGATTGCTTTTAAGAAATTCTTTAAAGGGGCTGGTTTTCCAAAGTTCAAATCAAAGCATAAAGGTGGACAATCCTTTTCAGTGCCGCAAAATGTAATAGTTGAAAATGACTTGTTGATAATCCCTAAGTTTAAAGAGGGCATTGAAATCATTTTGCATCGCCCAATTAAAGGAATTATTAAAAGTGCAACTATAAGTGTTACCCCAACTGGTAAGTATTTCGCTTCTATATTGGTTAGTACAAATGAGGAGATACCAATTAAAGCCCCTATTAAGGAAAGTACAACAATTGGAATAGATTTAGGAATTAAAGACTTCGCTATCACTTCTGAGGAAGAGGTATTTGAAAACCCTAAATATCTGCGAAAAGCACAAAGCAAACTAAAATATGTACAACGAAAATATTCAAAGACCAAAGGTAAGCGCACTAAACAACGTCTTGCCTTGCTACATGAAAAAGTAGCAAATAAACGTAAAGATTTTTTGCATAAAACTTCTACTAAGCTAATTCGTGAGAACCAAACGATTTGCTTGGAAACCTTGACAGTAAAAAACATGGTTAAAAATCATTGTTTAGCACAAGCAATTTCAGATGTAAGCTGGTCAACTTTTGTAACTATGTTAGAATACAAAGCTGATTGGTACGGCAAAAACATTCTTAGAATAGGACGTTTTGCTCCATCATCAAAAACTTGCTCTTGTGGAGTAATCAGCAAAGACTTGAAATTGTCCGATAGAACTTGGACTTGCAAATCTTGTGGAGTTACACACGATAGAGATATTTTGGCTGCTAATAACATAAAATCTTTTGCTTTAAAAAATTACTTGTCAGGAACTGACAGGAAAAATCAAGGCGAACTGCCACGGTTACGTGGAGTACTGACCCTTGAAGCCCAACATATCGCCTCTGGCGTGGGTGGGTAGTTCACCCAATAATTTTCTCTATCATTAAGCTCTTTCAAAGAGTAACAATGCTCAAGCAATTGAACTTTAAAATTTAGTAGTCCAAACCTTTTTACAGCTCTTCTTAAATAAATCCCACTTCCGAAATATTTAATATTTAATTTAATTGAGCTATGTTGTCCAACGTATCTTTTCCCATTGACACGATTTGTTGTTAAGTAGATGTACCCGTAAACATTTTTCATAATACCTTTATTTATTAAAAACCTTTTTGTTTATTAAATTCGAGGAAGAGGATAAAGGTCAACCTCTTTTCAGCAGGTCGCGAAATCTGCCTATCCTCAAATTTTTATAAAGATAGCAAAATATAATCAATCAAAAAAAGGCCAGAACAAAAATGCTCTGGCCTTAATTATAAAGAATCAGGAAATACTATTAAGAAGGAAGGTTTTTCCCAATGTTATAGATGCGGACCATCTTTTTTGGAGCGTAAAGTTGGGGAGTTCCATAAAGCAGAACCATAAATCTTTGCGCTGGAGCAAGAACAGCAAGATCCATTTTCATCAATGGAGCAAGTTGTTTAAATGACCAAACTTGAGCAGAATTCTCAATTAAGAATGCTTCTTCAGTATTGGCTAGAATGCGTCCGTCAACTCTGATTTTTCCAGCAGTTCCTCCACCATAACCAGCAGCTCTTTGAGCTTCACTAATTGTGAGGACCGGGTAAAGAATAGTACCATCCAATTCAGTCTGATAAACAACATATCCAGTGGCATTTGTCACCTTACTAACAGTAAGATCCATTGCATCACCGGCAGTTGCTGTAACAGCTGAAATAGCAGTGCTCATGGCTCCTTCACCATAACGGTTTAAAGCAGCAACAGCATAATTGTAATCTCCAGCTTTCAAGAAGTAAGCAGTAGAGGTTTCAATTGCAGCAGTAACTGTTGGTGCGGCGAGAGGATTCACGGTTGTCAAAGCAGGAGCTGAAGCGGCACGAGGTCTTTGTTTTTTCAAAAATTTATCATAAGACAGCTCAATCTCACCAAATTGAGACATGAAAGTTTTCACCCTTTGTCCCATAACACCGTCAGTTAATGATGGAGTATTTGGAGTGATAAATTTACTGTCATGGAAATTTTTAACAAATCCAGACAAAACTTCAGGAGAACCCATCAGCAAATCGGCGTAACCAAAATTCTCAATAATTCCAAGAGAAGAGTCTTCAAGACCAGCTTCAGAAAGAATTTTGCCACCCATATCTACTGTATTGCCAGAGTTGTAATAATCAGCAAGAGTTCCTGTTTCACCCATAACACCAGTTTGATGTTGTTTGTAAAAACCATTGAACTGCTGAGGTACTATGGAGGCATCTCCATAAGCAAGAGCAACGTCAGCTTTTTTAAGCAACCATTGAATTTTGTTTTTGATCTCCTGTTGAAGAACATCTCCAATCATTGTGGTTACAAGTTGCATTGGGTGAGATACCGAACCGGTAACCCCCATGAATTTAACCAATTCTGATCGTCTGGTATAAACTGAGTCAGCTTCTTGAGGAAGTTCTCCCTCTAGGTTAAAGCCTCCCATGCCTTCTTCGCCATAACTTACCAGCTGATTGTACTCTTCAACTGTGTTATAAGCAGGAAGTTTTGGAACTTTTTTCCATAGCTGGATGTCAGATTCTTTCCAGGTGATTACTTTAAGAGTGCCTTCCAAAGATTCAACTTTTAAAGGGGCTCCAGATGCGCTTGATGAGCCATCAGTATCTCTGCCTGTGATAGCACCGGCGGATAAGGCTTTTTGAAGTTCGGCAAGTTCGGCTTGTGAGCTTTCACCTGCTCCGGATTGACTCATATAGGAGTCTAATCCAACAGATAATTCATTCATTTTTTTAAATTTAATTCATTCACAAACCTAATTTACAAACTTTATATATTTTTTACGATGTAAATCTAATACCTTCTGATTTACTTAAATCATTCATTACAGCTTTTGATAATTGACCAGTTGCCTCAAAAGACATAAGAGCATTCATATACTCTCCGTTTGGACTTGATCCCTGATAGTTTGATTTCTCTAACAGTAAATCAGATATAATTTTTCTGTTCCTTGATAAGGACAAAGACTTCTCAATAGGCGCTTCCTCATTTTCTGGGGAAATTCCTTTTTGAATGTATGCGTTGGTAATTGATTTTCTTGTGTTAGGAGTATTTTCAATAGTTCTAACTCTATCCTCAATTTCATTTATAGACTTTAAAATAGTTTCGTCTCTTTCCGCTTTTGAATTGATAGATTTCTCAATTTTGGAATTGACTTCATTTAAGGATTTTTCAAGCCTGTCATCAATTTCTTTGGAGGATTTTTGCAATTTAAAATCAACTTCCGAAAGCAAATTAAGGGATTTTTCAATTTTATTTGAAATATCGATATTTATCTGGCCAAGGGCTTTCAATTTTTCATTAATTGATTTTTCAAGAGAAGTTGCGAGTTCTTCTTTGAGGGAGGCTTGCTTAACAATATCTGACTCTTCAGATTTGCTTATTTTTTTTTCTTCCTTCTCTTCTTCTTCCTCTCTTTCCTTCTCTTCTTCCTCTTTCTCTTCTTCCTCCTTGAGTTTAACCTCTGGTTCTGGAGCCTTTTTTTCACCAACCTCTAAGGCCTTTTTAACAGTCTCTTCCGAAACGCCTTCGGTCTCTTTTTCATCAATAGGTTTATCCTTAATAGACTTTTCAAGAATAGGAGCTTCTATTCCTAAAACTTCATAGGCCTTTTTTATATTTTCTGGTGACAGCTCAACACTTTTCATGATTTCCTCTTTCATAATAAAAGATATTTTTTATTAAATATAATATTTTTTCTTTATGCAATCGCTTTTTTTATCTTTTCTTGCTCAGATTTAGGTAAAATTCCTTCCAAAATAGCATTTATAAGAATAGTTACTGATTTCTGTATGCAATCAGAGCTTACACTTTTAGCCAAAACCTTTGGAGAACCTTCAACATCTTCTGCTACTAAAGCTGCTCCAGAATTAGTGCTTATTGTTTTACCCAAAGAGTTATACTCTTTTTTATAAGTCTCCAATTCCTTTTGTTGAATTTTTAATTCCTCTTCAATCTCTTCTTTAGTGCCTTCTTTTAATAGCCAAATTAATTTTTCATGCTCTTTTATCAAATCACTTAAAAAATCTTTTGGAACTCCCTTAGTTTCATCTTTCTTAATTATGTCAGGGTCAATAGATTTTTTAACAATGTTAAAGTCAGTGTCAATGGATATTTCTTGATTTCCTTCTATTGAGCTGAAAATACAAGCTTCCCCTTGATAATTTGTTTTTTTCTCAAATTCTGGCTCTATATAGTCGGCTTTAAAATTGCTTTTTACAATTTCTGCCCATGTGTTTGTGTTAACAGGGTTCATTGTTAAAACCACATTTGTAATTCTAGCTCTTGGAATATTTTTACCATCAGCACTCTTTTCAAGGGAATTTCCTTCTATTGACCACCCTATTTTTCTTCCTGAATTGCTTTTTTCTAAAGTCTTGGCTAATTCATAAGCACTTCTTGCTGTTTCAGAGTCATTCCAGAGCCTTCCTTTTATAAAAAATTCGTTGTTACTGGTTACTCTAGCCTCAGTTGGGGTTCCTATATAAGACTTTGGGTCTTTTCCATGCTCCCACTTTAACAGTCCGCTCTTTAAAAAGTAATCTATTTCAAACCCTGATGGATCCAAAGATTCTCCTTCAAGATCTCTCATTATAGTGCTGGCAACTCCTTGTACTTCCATAATTTCATTACCACTACTATCTCTTGACTTAGAGATAGTAGCAGGAACGAAAAAGTTGAACCGATTGCTTTTCATCAGCTTAGTTTTATTAAAGTATTTCCCAAGTAATAACTACTTCACCAGTAAATCCGAGGGCAGCATCACCATCAGCAGCCCATCCATCAGCAACATTAAAGAATACTGTATGAGCAGCATCCTCTAAAACTGTATGAGTTGATGAAGCAACTCTTTTTTCTACTGTCCCGTCGCAATCTGTAATAGCAACTCCTGCAAGAATGTTATCAGTAGTGGTCGCTAATGTGTCTGTGACTCCTGTTCCAACGGTACTTCCAATTCCAACCTCTGGAGTGTCAGCAGTTACTTTTCCATCTTTTTGCTGCAAGCTGAAATTTGCTTTTACAGAATTTACTCTGATAACCCCAGCTGGAAAAGTATAAATCAATGCTCCGAGAGCAAGGTCTGCTCCACCGGCAATAGCCCCAAGATCACCGTCAAAAGCAATTACTGTTTTACGAAAATCTTTCGTTCCAAACTCTCCTACAACAGAAACCTCTCCTGGGGTCCCTAATTGTGAGGTAGGTTGCTCAGAATGTTTTTTCGTCATTATATCCATATCCTCTTGAGGAATGTAATTACTGTCCATATTTACAGTTCCGTCGGGTCTTAAATAAATTCTGTCCATGACTTTGTTTATTAGTTATTTATTTATTAAATATATTAAAATTTTTTAAATGAATTAAAAAAATGTAGTTAAAATTCCAAGTATAAGTCCTCCGGCAAAAACGACAACTCCCTGTTTGATTCTTTTTTTCTTATTTTCTTTAACCATGTTCTCATATCTTTCGTTCTCTCTTAGAGAAATCTCCTCATAAAATTGAATTCTATTTAGCAAATTTTCATTTTTCTTTTCTTCTATTCTAACTAGATTAAAATAATCTACGTTAAGTGTTGATAAATTCTTGTTTATACAGAGCAAAGAATCTACTTCAATTTGCAATTGATCAAGCCTAACCATTTTTACAACAGCTATCCTTAATTGGTCTATGCTTACAAAAACCCTTTTATTGGATAGTGAGTCTTGAGAAAAGGATAACGATGGAATCGTCAGGCATAGCCATAATAGAAATAATAGTTTTTTCATGTTCCTTTTTTAAGTTCCAGTAATTAGCATTCTTTATTCTTATAACAGAATCCTTCCTTTCAATAAGATCAACAAGACTATCGCTTTCTTTTTCTAGAAGGAAACTGTAAGCAGATTTCAACTTGTTTATTGAATCATTTAATCTATTTATCTCAACCTGATCAGTGTTGAATATCTTTACCGGTTTTGTGAAGTATAGATAAGTAACAACAATCAATGCGATTGACAAGATAACCTGTACTGCTATTTTTTTAATCATAAAAATCGGCTTATTTTATAAATAGTTCCTTTTGGTCTGTATTTTACCCAAACTCCATCACCCTCTCGACTTCCAGCTTTATTTGTGTTTCCTTCTACGGAAATTATGTAATCCTCATTTTCTCCATCATAAAACCCAACATGAGCAATCCTTCCTTTAGATGAAAAATAGATTCCTATAATGTCCCCCTCTAAAGGAGTGCACTTTTTCCCTTTTCCTCTTGTATAAATAACTCTGTTTTCAGGAAAATATGAAGGGGCATAAGCTGGGTATTTAATTTCCAATCTATGCCCTATTTCAAGAAAGTTATAATAAATGTAAGCAGCACACCAAGGAATTCTTGATACTGAATCAAAGCCTGAGGCCTCTATAATTTCAGAAACTTTCTTTCCGTCATTTTTCCCCGTTAGCTCTCTTACTCCTATTAAATCTCTATAGTTCGTTTGAAGCTCTTGCCTTAAATCGCACTGACCAAAAAGGCCAACACTAATAAATATAAAGATAACAGCCACAATACTACTTTTGATCTTTGCCATTTTGTCATGTTATTATTATAAAACTCTTCACTATAAACTTCTTCTTCTAGGTTTTTGCCTAAGGCCTCATCAAGATACCGATATGCTTCTGGAAAGGCAAGTTTAATAAATATCCAAGCAAAACCTGAAAGTATTCCTGTCGCTATTATAGCAAAAACTATCTTTGTTAGTACGACTGAATCGTATGCTCCAGCTGTCTCATCAAAACCCGACCAACGCATCAATGTTGGGCCTATCCACCAAATGAAAAGGCCAACAGGGATTGTTATTAGTTCGTTCCAGGATAAAAGAAATATCCATATTTTTTTAAATCTCTTTTTCATAATTCTTTTATTTATTCCCCTCTTCTGTTATGAGGGATATGTTAATCTTTTCGCCTATTCTTCTAAAGTTATAATTATTCTTCTCTATGTGATTGTACCATGCAGCGTAAAATGTTTCCTTAGATACATTGAGATGATCCCTTGCATAAAGATCCTTTACTACAATATCCATTTCCGATTCTAAAGAGCCAATGCGACTGCTAATTGTTTTAGCAGTTTTTTCATTGTTTTCTACTTTATTTAAGAGGTTTGCGTTAGAAATACTATTCCCAGAAAATGCTGTTATGAAAACAAGGACAAGTCCTCCTATCCACTTTACATAATCAAAGCTCGAGGATTTTTTGTCATTCTCCATTTTATCTCTTAACGACTCAAAACCCTTACTCATAGTCTCGATCGCTTTTACTAATTCTTCTGTTTCGCTCATATCAACTTGTGGATTTTACTCAAGCGAGCTATATCCCCCACTTGATCTGTTATATCAGAGGCTCTCTCAAATCTATAAGTTTTATCTTCTAATTTTTTTACATAGTTAACTATGCGAAATAATTTACCAAGTTTCTTGTTGAAGAATATCCACTCCACCTCTTTCTCTGGATTGGCTAATAACTCTTCATTGTTACAATAATCACACTCAAATTCACTATCTTGAAGGGCGGTAAAACATGTCTCTCCAACAGCATCTCCAAAAAGAAGTTTTGCTTGATCATTTAGAAAAACAATTTTATTTGTAGAGAGGTCGGAAACATAAACAATATCTTTTCCAGCTTTTATGGTAATGTTTGAAATTTCCATCTCTTTCATTGTCTTTGTGACAATTCTCTCAATTGTTTTTGCACTCTCAATTATACTATCGGTAACTTTACACATTCTTTTATTTTATTAAATTTATGAATTCTAATAGTTTTTTTGACAAAATAGGCTTCCTCATAACACTTATCTCAGTGTCTCTTTCTTTTATAAGTCTTTTATCAAAATCTATGGCTGAAATTACAAGAATAGGTTTAGTATTTCCAACAGAAACAAGATAGTCTATGATTTCATAGCTACTCTGCCTCCTTAGATATAAATCTATTATAAATAAATCATATTCAGAAGAATGCTCCTGTATGAAATCAATTCCATCTAAAACAATGGATATGGTGTGCTCCTTAAGGATCTTATTATATAGTAGGGCGGATATGAAGTCGTCTTCTGCAATAAGTATTTTCATCTACTCTTATTTTTATTAAATATAACAAAAAAAATAAGGACAGCCTCTATTACAATATATCAACAATATAATGAAAGCCCCTAAGTCTCTCTAAAACCTCTTCAGCTTTCTTTAGGGTAAAATAAACCTTCGGATTGTGCCTGGAAAAAACAGGATAGAGTTCCTCCTGCTCCCCTCGGCCTCTATAGTTCCATCCAGTCAAAAATAGAGAGGATCCTTGGAAAGATATTCTAAAGATTTTTCTATGCTCACTCTCTTTTAGGTGATTCTTGATAGTTTGCTTTGAAAGAACAAACCCACTTTTCAATTTATACGTTGAAACAATTTCCCCATCATAAGGCTTGTTTGTGAAATGAAGGTTAAAGTTTTTAACGTAACAACTTATAATAATCGTATCGTTAAAGAGAATTGCTGGAGCTTGTGGATTTCCTATTATCCTAATTTGGTCCTTTAATTCTGAAAAAGCAATGGTTAAAAACTTATTCCTTCTTTCAACAATATCTCTTAATTCTTCCGGTACTTTCTTCATGCTATCTTAAAATTTTTTTAAATCAATCCAGCTTCTTCAGCTCTCTTTAACAATTCTCTCGCCCTATCTTTTTCCTCTTCTTTCTTAAGATTTTCTATAAGGTCAACAGCTTTCATGTTGATGTAAAAAGCATCTATTATTTGCTGATCATCTTCCTCTAGTTTTTGAGCCCATCTGTGGTGCCCATCAATAAGAAATAAATCCTTAGATATAATTGGAACAAAGTTTTCATCATCAATTCCATTATTTAATAAATTCTGGATCTTTTCTTCGCAAAAATCAATTTGTGATGGTTTTATTAAATCTATAGGAATAGATACTTTACTAAATATTATTCCCTCCCTGCCAAGCTTAACCAATATATCCTGAATATCCTTGTAAGAGAACTGAGGCAAATCCTTCCTGTAAAGCCCTAAACCATCTTTTAAAAACTTTTTGTACTTATACTCTTTACTTTCAAGTAAATTGTCATACTCAATCAACTTACTTAGCCAGTCATCAAGACCAATAGTGATCTCTTTGTAATGGCCCATTAGCAATTTCTTTTCATCATGGCTTTTCTTTATCTCCTCAACTTTTGATATATAATCTTCAAAGCTAGCGTTAAACCTTTTATTAAATTCAGCTAGTCTTAAAGGATTTGCTTCAAGAGCTTTATTGAAATGGTTTTTTGTTGCTTCTTGCTGCATGGAGAGCAGGGATAAACTTTCTTTTAACAAATCAACCTCTTCTTTTAATTTCATATAGGCTTTAAATCCTTTTTTAAGAGGCATGGATTGTCCTGTTGCTTCTCTTATAGCTCTTAATATGCTCATATCTTTATCCTTCATATTCTTTTCCGTTAATAGTAACTTTGACTAATGGTTTGTATTTTGATACATATTTAGGTTTTTTAAACCTTTTTTCTTCTTCGTCCCACTCAGATCCGTCGTGAAAATAGTTTGGATCACATCGGCAATTATGTACAGCGATCCCTTTTACAATATAACTCTCATCTTCTTCCACTGAAAGATTATAAGTGTAAACCATTCCTTCTCCATTGCCTTTATAGAAAACTTCTTCTATATCCACAATTTTAACATCTTTGAAAGAGTAGTCTCCATTATGATTAGATAATAATCTTCCAACCTTCTCCTCTAACTTTATTAAATCTTTAAATTCATCTTCTTTTATATGAAATATATCCGCCCCTATCAGATTAAAAATTTCATTATCTCTTATCCTATCTCTTTCTTTATCAGAGTGCCAATAATCACTGTCTACTTCAAAAACTATATTTAATCTAGGGTCATAAAAATCCAGCCATCTATAAATAGATTGATTTGAATTATTAGGGTTTGTTCTCTTTGTTTCTATTTTAAAATTATTAGTAAAATTCTGATCAAATTTACTTAAAATTTTTGAAAAAGTAATTTCTAATGGAGAATTTCCTGATCTACCATGAGAAGAATTTTTTTTCCTGGCTTTAGAAGCTTTTTTTGTTTTTACTTTATCAGTAAAAGAAGACCATGTTTTTTTATTAGAATTTCTTATTTTAAGAATAACTTCTTTTTTCTTTTCATCTGACCATGTAGACATTACTTTTTCATGAGCTATACGTCCATTTTCAGTTAATTTTTGTCTGTATTCTTTTGATGTTAATTTATATCTTCTTAAATTTCCTTCACTGATATTTTTAGATATTGATGCTTTTTTATCCTCTGAGTAATTTTCCCATTGTTTATTAGCTGAGCGAGAATTTCCGCAAGTTATGGAGCAATATTGATTTTCTTCAAATTTGGAAGATATAGAAGTATAGTTTTCACATTTAGGATTAAAACATTTTCTTTGTAATAAAGATAAAGTATCATTGATCTTCAGTTTTTTAGCTGACACCCACTTATTATTTGATAAAAAAGGATGATCCGGAGTTATCTTACAAATAGTAACAAATTTATCGGTTTTGTCAAATTGCTTTATTTTATAAGTAATATTGAAATATTTATTTTCTATCTCAATTTTTTTTATTTTATTAAAATGCAATTGACTAACTTTTCTGAATCTTCCTTTATGAGTTAAAACTAAATCCCCTATTTTTATTTTGTTTATAAATTTATAGCCCTCTTCTGTCATAACAGGAGTCCTACCACTTGTAAAACAATGTGGATGGTATGGAGGAACAACGGGTAAGGCTTCTGCAGTCTTTCTTCCGATATTTGTCCCATTCCTCTCAAGATCCGTTACAAGAAAAACTCTTGGCCTTGATCCTATTCCATCTGTTAAATAGGCTTTGATACAATGCTTACATGCTTGCGGATAAACAGACATCCAAACCTTTGCTTGTTCTCCAGACCTCTTTTTTGCAGCTTCAACAGAACCCTTTGAGTAAGCTGTGGTCATTATAAAATCAGAAGCTCTTCCCCAATCTCTTCCCCAATCCTCTGTTATTGATCTGAGTTCTGAAGCTAGCCACTTTTTATTCTCCCTTCTTACAATAGCCTCTTTTGCCGTCTTTTTAACACTTAACTCTCTCGCCTCTTTTGTTTTTTTATCTACTTCAGAAACTAAATGACCAAGCCTTTGATTGTATCTTGTTCCAAGTCCACGAATTTCATAGTATGCAAAGTTTTCAACTGCTGTGAGAGCATATTTTTCTTTTTGTATAAGAGGCATCCATTTATCACTAGTCAAGTATTTAGTGAAGTCTTTGAAGGTCATCTTCTTGACAACATCATTTTCCAGAAGAGTAGATATATGGCCAAACAAATAGGCTTGTTCTAGCGGACTATGTTTTGTGATTATTTTAGAAAGATCTATTCCTTCCTTTTTTAAAAAAGAAACATCGTCCGGTAATAACAAATGCTTCCCAAGTTGGGAAGCAATAAAGAACAAACTATTCTTGTTTATTACATTTAACAGAGCTTGTATTTCTGCTTTTGAAAACATTCATTTTATATTTGCTAACTTTTATTTTTTTGAATATTCTTTAAAAGCTTTAGTATAAGCATTTCCAAAAATAGTATCATGAAATTTATCGTTATTCATAATATCATCTCTGGCTTCTTGAGTGTCATTTATGCCTTCTTTATCTAAAGCTGATACAACTTCCTCTTCTAAAACTTTTTTCCAAATTTTATTAATCTCTTCATTGTCTTCTTCTTGAATAGAATCGATAAAGTCTTCTTTGTTGTCTATTTTGGCATCAATCATATTTTTTTTAGAAGGTTTATCCTTTGCCTCTTTTAACATGTGATCATTTAGAGTAACCCTATCCCCGCTCTTTTCAGAAGGTTTCTCCTTGGGACTACCGCTAAGCTCTGCATCAATTTCTTTTATTCTAGCGTTATTTAAGGTTGTTTGTTGCCTACCCTTTGAAGTTGAGCTAACTTGACCAAGTAACTTATCTTGCTTCTTAACAAGGGAAGCTCTTTCTTTTATTAGCTTTTCCTTATCATTAGATTTAGAGGCTTCTCCCATCTTATCAGATATACTCTGTGCATATTGACTTGATTGTTTTGCTAATTCTGAAGCCAGCTCATAATTTCCTTCTGATAAAGCTTCTGAAGATTCTTTTGCAAGTTCGCTAGATTTCTTGGCTAGATCATTCACTGATGATGTTGCAATGAAGGCTTCTGGTGAAATTTTAGGCTCTTTCTCTTTTTTATTTTTTTTCTCAAGAGAAGTTTTTTCACTTTCTAGGCTTCTTATCTCATCTTCCCCCTGCTCTATGCTAAGAGCAATTCCTTCTTTCATTTTTCCCTCTGGAAGGGTGTCTAATAAGGAGCTGGTAGCCTCAATGGTTTGTTTTAAAGAAGATATTTTATCTTCAATCTTCATCATACCAACTTCTGTTTTACTTTTTCCTTCTTTTGACCTTGAAGCAAGCTCCTTTTTTGCTTCATCAAAAAGCTCTTGATTATTGAATACAACTGAATCTGGGTTGAAATTATCTACATAATTCTGAAGATCTTCTGTTGAAGTGTCTTTTGCATGTTCTGATGTTGTTTTTGCTACTTTTTCTTTACCCTCTTTCTTTGGGTCCTCTTCTTTTTTTGATCTTGATGTTTCTGGGTCCTCTTTTTTAGGATCCCTCCCCTCCTTAACTTCCTCTTCTTTCTTAGATCCATACTGCTCACCAACTCTTTTTTTAGATCGGTTTTCTGATGTATCAGCATATCTTCCAGCTCTGGCTTTTAAGATATTAGGTTCAAACTCTATAAAATTTGAAGCTATTATCTTTCTTTTATCTTCTAAGTTAATTAAACCGTCCATTTTCTTATGTATTAATTTTATTAAATATAGTAAAAATTGTCATAGGTCAATAGTTTTCAAACTCCTTTAATAGCTTTGCCCAACTTATCCATAAGTTCAGTCAGGGAAGCTTTTATCATTTCCTGGTAAGATTTTTTAAAGGCATTTTCATAAGCGTCCTGAACTTTAGGGAATTTAGCCCTATCTTTTGATGTAACTTTTGGTTCTTTCATATTCACAGTTTTATTGAATTCTGTAAGTCCTTTAAGTTAAAAACTCCCTATTACTGAATCTTTGCCAATGAAGGAAAATGAAGAAATATTCTTAGTTGCCTCTTCTATTGTTTTGATGGCAATATTTACTATTTTAGCATTTGACTTTACAATGTTTTTTGGCAGGCTGTCAGGAGAAAACCAGTCTAAATAATGAAATTCTTCATTAGGTTGTAGCTTTCCTCCTGTTTTTACCATAATAACAAAAGTTATATTTGGAACCTCTGTGTCTATAAAGGGGGATAGATTCAAAGGTTTAGCTGTAATACCTGTTTCCTCTTTTACTTCTCTAACCCCAGCTTGATAATCACTCTCTCCTTTCTCACGTCCTCCCCCAGGAAAACACCACTTATCTTTTCTTAAGTTATCATTAAGAGAGGAAAAGCCTAGTAAAACTTTGCCCTCTTTATTAAAAACTATTCCAATCACAGCTTTTGTGATCCCTTTATTTTCCTTAGATAAATGTTTTGATTCTATTGACTTGTTCATCAAGTGAAAGTAGTTGAAATTTGTTTGCGTAAAAATATTTTTAAACATTGTCAAATATGACCTCTCTCATGAAACTAAATATTTCTTTGTTTGAAGTCATTTGAGAAGTTCCAACAACAGAATTTCTGTAATAAATGCCATTCTCACGACTTACTTTAGGATAACTCATTTTATGCATTTTTCCTGTCCTAACATCCTCTTTCCAAAAAGAAATATAGTTCATTTTAGGCCTTTGTGTTTTGGACAGAAAAGAGGGATCATTTGTATCAAGCCAATTGTCAATATTTTCTTTATTCTGGAAATAACATGAATAATATTCCGCAAAAGCTTCTTCAGGGGACTTATTAGCATACTCTGTTATCAACTTGATACTATTGTTCTCTCCTAGTCTTTCAATATCTCTATCATCACCTGTTGCATGCAAATTTTCTTGCCTGTTATCCCACCCACATAAACTTACCCATTCTTGATACCCTAAAGGATGAATATCTTTCCTGAAATACCTAGAAACAGCATGTCCTATCTCATGGGGAGCAACTGAAAAAAATTCTAAAGGATCTGTCAAGTGTCCTTGGGCAGAAGCATTGTTCATAAATTGTCTTGAAAACTCAATAGTATTTGATGACTGATTATAAGAGGCATATCCACTTCCAATAAAATAATCTGGGGCCTGAAAAGTGCTGAGCCGAGGATTATTTATGAAATGGCCTAAAGGAAGACTTTGGGAAATTAATTCAGTATTTTCTAATATAGCAATATGTTCTTTTTTCCACTTTCCATTAAGATTTTTGCCAATCTTACTTTTGAATCTAAGTTTAGCTAAGCTGTCTATTTCAAACTCTTTAAGATTATGCATTATATTATAAAACTTATCATAAAAAGTTATTGTATCTCCATCAAGGTCTAATTCGTATTCTTTAGATATTCTCTTTCCTTCATCTACCATTATTTGATCACGGAAGTTTCTGAAGTATCTATCAAAGTAAATATCTATATTTTGATCAAATGTTTCCTTAACAATCCAGTCATGCTCTCCCTTAAAAGCTTTTTTAAAATTGTCTTCAAGGGCAGCTCTTTCAGCCACAATTTCTGGCATTATCCTATATTTTTCAGGCCATTTTCCAGCTTTTTCTAATCCTCCCCAGTAAGCCTCTTTTTGCTCTCCGTCAAAAGTGACCCCTCTGCGAAGAGTTTTTAAAGCTTCATCCATTGTTAAAGACAAACCCTCTATTTCTTCTTTAGAGACTTCTCTGATTGGAGTTTTATCCCCTTCAAAATCATAATCTAAGGGTTCGGTCCCAGCTCCATCCTCCCCAACTAAAGCAACTTGTTTTTCCCAAGCTATAATTTCTGCTTTTCTTATTGCCGCTCTGCTATCTAATTTTTTATTCTGCCTCTTAGCCATTGCTATTTGAGTGAAAAAATTAGAAAAAGAATATACAGAAGCTCCTTCAAAACCTCCAATAGCTTTAAACTTCCCTGGCATAGATTCAGCAGCTTCTTTTGAATAGCCTATTTTATCTTTATAAAAATCAACAATTAGCTTGTCCAAAAGTCTTACTCCATTTAAAGGCTTATCATACTTACGAATAGCTGTTCCTTTGGTATCTAAAGATTCAATAATTCTTTTTGTCTCTCCAGGAATTACTACTCTAAGCCAGTTATCGCCATACGGTTCAAGACATATTTTTATATACCTTGAACCGTCTCCGCGAACAGTAGTTGTACCAATAGGCTGGCGCTTTCCCCTTAGGTCTGTTCCAAACATTAGATTGTGTTTTAAGATTAATCGTCAATTAGCTCTGAATCGTCAAGAAGAAATCAGTCTTTCTTCTTCTAACTTTTCATCAACTAACTCTGTAAGGGCATATAACAAATTGCTGTCGGATTTGCTAGCAAGCATCCCAGCAATAATGCTGTCCAAAGCCTCAATGGAACTATTTCTGTATTGATTTTTAAAATCTTCTTTTGATGTCATTTGCTTAATTTTTAATTAGTTTAAACTATTCCTTCATCATCGTCATAATTGAAAATCCAATCCTCAGGTATTTGCTCGCCTGTAGGGACCTGTAGAGAAGATGAAGCCATTTTTCTAAACAGTTCGGTATCATTTTTGGAAATCTTAAGAAGTTTTGTTAGCGCTCCTAGCTTTCTAGCATTGAAGTATCCTGCATGAATTATATCCTTCATTTCAATCATATAGTCTAAGGCCTGTTGCTTGTCCTCAGGGGAAGCATCAATAACCTCTCCAGCCGCATCTTTAACTTCCATAGTCTTAACCAAAGTCTGTAGCTTTTGAATAGTTTCCTCTTTTGTCATTGTTAAATCCACAGGCTCAGCTCTAGACTGAGTGATAGGTTGTAGCTCTGGAGTCTTAAGTTGTTCATTGGTTAGGTTGGTTATAAATATAGCCCTGCCTTCAAACTTAAAGGTTTTAGGAACATCAACTCCTAGCATATCCTTAGGAGTTGTTGAAGTACCCCATGAAATATCTTTTATTTCTCCATCCAAAGCCCCTTTAAGAACATCAAGCCCCTCTCTATTCTTAAGGATCTTATCAATATCATCAAAAACAATAATCTTCTTGTTATGTTGATAGATACTTGAATATGTCATAACTGGGGATATTGAACCCCCTATAACTACATATTCGTAATCTGAAGCACTAAACTTTTTTGTAGGATCAAACTGGCGCAGTTCCCGGTAATCATTTTTTGGAACTGTTTTAATGTGAGAATCATCCCAAGTAGCATCTGGACCAAAAGTTTTCTTGAAATCCTCTTTTCTCATAATAATTCCTGTTTCCCTATTAACAACAAATTTCTTAGTTGCTAATTGCATGTTCCATGTATTATGGGTTTGAATGTAACCATCTGTGATATACATTTTATCTGCATCTTCTATTGAAATACATTGGGTGTCTTCTATGGCTATAAACGAAATATCCACTATTGGCATGGATCCTTCTTTATCCTTAGGACGGTATTCATTAGATCTTGCCGGGGAGGAATAAGGAAGGTACCCTTCTCCTAAATCAAAAGATACTATCCAATTTTCTCTTGAATCAGTTCCAAAAAATGATACGGTCTTTTCTTCAATATAAGCCATTCTTCCAAATGATTTAACTAAATCATAAAAATCCTGAGCCAATATCTTATATGGAGAGGAAAATTTTAGCATTCCAGCTTGATCTATATATCCAGCTGAATCCATTAAGCCCTGTATAATATGGAGCTTCTGTTCAACAGAAGATCTTTTGTATACCCCAGGAATAAATGCAGAACAGTTTTCTCTTTCAGGCAGGGACAGCTGATTGATTGCTAGCTCTAATTCTTTTTCATCTAATTTATCATTCCCAATGATACTGAACTTGGTGGGGCTTATTTTCTTAGAGATCTTTAAATTTTTTGGAAGATACTCTTCAATTTTGCTTAAAAGGAATTCTTTATCTAATGGATTAATATCAAAGGAAAGATTGTTTGAAAAGCAACCATTTCCAAGTAGCCATCCAATAAGCCAAGGGTTAACCGGCAAATCAATATTTTTTGGAGCTCCAAAAGGCTTATCAATAAATGGAATTCCAAATCTCCAGCCATTTTCAGTTTTTAAGCCTTTTTCCACTATGTCTTCCAGGGATAATACTTTTTCACTAAAATCATCCTCTGTGTCTAGAACTTTCCATAAATGTTCCACATCAGATCTAATTTTAGTGTTATCCTCCATGGTTAATTCATAAACAGCCCGTTTGCCTTGTGGATAAATATCTGAGATTTTAGATAAACTCCCTTTAGGAGTTACAACTTCATCTCCAACTTTTAATTCCCCCATTTTTACAAAGCCTTCAGGAGTTAATACCTTACTGTACAAAGGCTGAGCTTTTCCTACTCCACCTGATCCAAATGCAATCATAGATTTGAACTTGCCCTCCATAGTGTTTTCAAGAATGGTATCATACGTTCTCCATCTATCATGAACAGAAATGCCAGCTAGTTCCGCATAAAGAGAAAGTCTTTTCTTTCTTGTCGCTGCGGCAATCCTTTCTTTTTCAACTTCTGTAAAAGCAGATTTAATTTCAGTTTCTTTTTTATTTGCTAAAAATTTCTGAACTTCAGAATAATGGGCTCCAGAAAATGTAGCTAAAGTCATTGGATCTTCCAACCCATAGCTGTACATATTTTCAAGTCTCGTCAAAGGAGAATGATCTTTTGATGTAGATACCTTATTTAAAGTGCCTATAACTGGATCATTACTTGAATCATTTCCTGAGGTTTCCTTTTTTTCAACAGAGGGAGCGCTTGGTTTTGATTCAGCATCAGCAGGCAATCCAGAAAGTTTACCAGAGAGTCCAGGAACATTACCAAACTCTTCAAGAGTTTCCTCTATTTGTTTTTTACTATGGATCATTTTCCATTGGTCTTTCCATTCCAAACCTTTTGCATCTGATACTTTAATATATCTCTTGCCATTATAATTTTTAATTGTCCCTGGAGGGAAAGCTTTAGCCTTCTCAATATCATTTTCAAATGATCTAGCTATTCCCAGTCCTTTGCTCTTACTAATTAAATCAGTTTTCATTTTATGTATATTTTTCGATTTCCCTTTTAAATTCAAAATATTTAGTCCTTTTAAAATATAAAAGGTCAAGATCATCTTTATCTTGCTTATATTTTGGCAAAGCTTCCTCTTCCTCAATAAGCCTAGACAATTCATCTAAATCATATTCTCTAATTTTTCTTTTAGCTCTATCCAATCTACTTTCAGATATTGTAGCCACTTCTGGAACAACAATTAAAGGCAACTCTGATATTGGATGCTTATAATTAAGTCCTGAAATAGGATTAAGTATAGGTAATAATTTTACAACATAAGACTTACCTATGCTAGTCTTTTTCTTAGAACTGTCCTTTACATAGTGATCGTTAATTTTTCTGAGGAATAAAAAATCTTTTTCTTTTGTGGATATAATTATACTTCCAAAAATTTTGTCTTCACTATCTATTAGATTAAAATGGCCTTTTTCTTTTATAAAATCATGAGGAGATTTTAAAAACACTTCAACATCCCAAGGATCAACCTCTAAAATAGGGAGCCTACTCAGATAATCTCTAATAGCTTCACTAGCTTCATCAACATTATATGAAACAGAACCTCCTATTTTGGCAGACTCCCAAGGAAAACTTAATTTACTGCCTTCGGTTTCCCACGCTTCAAAAGCCCCTAAAGAATCCTTATATGTTGATCTTTTAAGATTCTCTTTATTAACTTTTGGTCCTTTATTTGTTAATGAAGAATACTTCTCTTCTGAATCCCAGACAAGCACAGGTTTATTGGTCTCTTTTACAAATCTAAAGGGTTCTAATTGAGTTATATTGTTTTCCCTAGCTAAGATATTGAATCTTCTGACTCTCTCATGATCTTTAGTTGTTAGCCAAACCAATTCTTCCTTGAAAGTTGAGTTTTCAGGATTGAGCTTAATTTTATCAATAAGTTCTCCCATAAAAAATTGGCTCTCTGCTCTTGTAACCTGAGAAGCATGTATAAAAGCCTCTTTATCTTGGTCAGTTTCTAAAGAAATTTGTTTAGAAGCTTCTGCCTCTTCTAATAAAAGATTTGCTCTGATAATTTCATCGTTCCTTCTCCAATCTCTTGTGCGAGACCCCATTGGATTTTCTTTAAGCCACTCAGCATCTTCTTTAGCGAATTTTTCGAAATTTTCCAAAAATTGCCTCTCTATCTCCTGGTCATTTTCTTCTGAAGGATTGTAAATATCTTTTCTGTTACGGGCTTCTTCTAGTTGGCGTTGTACTTTTCCAAGATCTTTTTCGTCAGTTACATCTATGGTATATTTCTGACCTACTCTATTTTTTAGACGATTTTCGCGATTATCTTTATAATAGCCTGTTTTTCTAGATTTTTCTAGATTAAAAAGGGCAGTTTCCTGTTTGTCTATTCTTTCAAATTCCATATTCGCTTATTTTTGAACTAATCTTTAATAGACTCATTATCCTTTATTTTCTGAATTATCAAAGATAGGGACATTTTGCCTGAAGCCTCTGTTGTTGTGTATTTACCCTTTCCTTTTCCATAATCTTTTTTCTCAACATATCCAAGCCTTATGCCCTCCTCCATTATCTCATGAGCGGCTTTTGCATAAACAGCTTTATATCTTGATATTTTATCAAAACCAATCATGCCTAAATTTTTAAACTCACTGTCAGAAAGTTCTCTTAAAAAGCCCATATTTCGGCTTGATTTAGATTTTATATTTCCCTCGGACGATCCTCCCTCTTGTGAACTAGTATCTTCGGTTTCTTTAGAGGCTCTCCCTCCTTTTTTCTCATAAACCCATTTACCTCCTTGTTTTACATACCACTCTCCTCTTTTGGTTTGTTTACGAGAGCCCTCCGGGGCAAAAGCTTTTAATATATCAAAACTATTAAATATGTTTTTTGATATATTATTTTTATAATCTTGGATATATTCTGTATTCATTTTACTGTAATTTTTTTTGAATAGTTAATATTATTTCACTTAGCAAACTATGGTTAGGGTTCCTTTCAGTAATTCCCTTGTACAATATGTCTAGTTGATTTATAGATAAATCCTCTATAGCTTTTATCAGGAGGGTATTTTTAGCTAAATAACCTCCTATGTTAGGTTTAAGCAGTAATGTATCAATATCTAAATTAATGTCCCCAGGCAAGCTGCTTCTAATGTCTACAGTGATGTTTTTACTCTTTAACACATCATTTTCTTTATCATAAGAGATAGAGCTACCCATTAGTAAAGTTTCTGCAAAGTCAAGTTCACTTACAATAATTAGTTTTTTAAGAAGATCAAGAGATAAAAGGGCTCCTACTATTTCGTAAAAATGAATTTCTTCAGAGCCTAATTTTGCACCTGCTAAATCATTTATCTTCTCTTTTGATGCACCATCCTCTATTCCCAGTCTTATAAATTGACTAATAGGAATACCGCTTATTCTAGATAAATCTCTACCATTTTTTACTCCAGACTTCCTCATTAAAGAAACCTTCTCTATTGAGGAATTAGATTTATTAAATGATTTTGCTATATCCTTTATTATTTGCATTAAGGCTGATCTCCTTTCATTTCCTTATAAAGATCTTTTAGACTATTCAAATATTTTTTATCTTTAGAATTAATCTCAAGACCTTGCTTTTTAATTTTATCTTCAAAAAAACGGATAGCTTCCAAAACCTTTATTTTCTCTGGACCATCTGATTTACAATCAAAAAAAATAGATTCTTTTGGATCTTCCTTCATTTTTAAGGTTCCCCTATACTTTTCCTCAACTTCCTTAAAATTTGATTTTAATAGCTCTATTGTTAATCCTGTCCTCATGCTACTAGCTTATGTACCAATTTAGTTCAAATGATTTTTTATCCCTGTCCATGTTGTAAACCTGAATAGACAAAGCTTTTTTAGACTCTTTCCCAGTCTCCTTGTCATAAAGGGCTATAATTCCACTCTTTGTTTTATTACGAGAAGGCTTTCCTCCAGTAGACATTGCCATAAACCAATCGTCCTCATCTACTTTAAATTTCTTAAATGCTTGCTCATAGGCATAGCTAATTGCCTCTCCATACGTATTGAAGTAGGTATTCTCCTTTGCGATTTCATCCTTAGAATATTTTTGGCCTACTATTCCCTTTTTTCTATTTTCGTAAGTGTCAGTATAAATCCCCGTCTTCTTTCCACCTTTTTCAATGTCAATGCCAAAGGACTTTAGAATGTTTAATCTAATGTGATCCATTTTGTTTTATCATTAAGTTGTTATTGCTATCATTTTTAAAAACAGAAAAACCAAAGGATTCATAAAATTTTGTTAAATCATCAAGATCCAATCCTTTAAATCCCATAGGAGATGCATTAAGATAAATAGTTTTTGAACTAAAGTCCTTCATAGCCCTTTGCATCAATTTTTTTGCAAAACCCTTACCTTTTTCTTGGTCATTAATCTCAATATGTTCAATTTTGAAAATAAAATCATCTTCCTCCAATCCTAGCTCATTCATTTTCTCCTCTGTTATATCATCTTTAAATTCGTATTCTGGAGTTGTTTCTGTCATAATTAAAGAGCCTTTATTTCCATAATGATAAATAGTTCTTTCATCATCTACCTCTACAGTTATTGGACTTTCTTCTTTTTCATCTTCTTTAGAATATTTTTGACCAACTCTACCCTTTTTTCTGTTTTCAGGAGTGTTTGTATATATTCCGGTTTTCTTTCCTTTCATTAAGTCATACTCTTTAAAGGACCTTAGTATATTTTCTCTCATGGTTTCAGTGTTTGGATAAACGTTTCTGTGGCTTCATTCATAGATTTTAAAAAAGGATTTTCCCCCTCATTCATCCAGTCAGAATTATAATCTCCAGATTCTTCTTCATTGTATTGGTCTTCTGCCCCCATGCTCCCTCCTTGCTGTGCTGCCATTTTTGACTGCATAAAGATAGGATTTAGAATCAAATCATCTTTACCAATATCATCAGGAAGATTGTGCTTTCTTCTAATCTCTTTATACCCCATAAAGTTACCAACCTTTTTAATATCTGACTCAAGCTCCTTACTGGCATCACTAAAGTTAACTCCGGTAAAAATAAATTTATAGTTAGGATTTAATTGTTGAACAATGTATTTATCAACTTTCTGCTCAATAAATTTCAATAGGGGTTTCAAACCTTTTTCTTTTGAAAAGAGTTGCCTCTGCTTTGTATCATCAGAAAACATACTTTTTCCCCCTTCCCCACCAGACATTGGCATTCCTATTTCTGAAGGGTCTATCTTATAAACTCCACAAAGAATCTTTGTTAAGAATTCTATCCAGCTTGAGAATTCCATATCTCTGTTGTTTCGTTGCAAATCAACCCACTCCATCTTATCTGCTTCCATAATCGGAGTCTTCCAAGCATTTTTAATGCCTTGGACTTGTGCTGCCCATTGTTGCTTAAATTCTGCTAACCTTCTTTCATTCACATTTCCAGAGAGCTTCAATATTCCTTTAGGTGCAGATCCTCTTGAAAAGAAAGAACCTGTATATTGCATCCCATACAATTGCCAAGTGACAACATTTATTAAATCCTCCAGTTCCGACCTACCATACCCGTTTTGATAAATATCAGAGGTGGGGTTTCTAATTCCATAAGCTAATTCCCATGGATAATAATTATTGATAACTTGGCCCTGGAAAACCTGTACATACAAAGGCATGTGTCCATTTATTTCAGTTTTTTGGGAAAATAGTTCCCTTGGATCAGCAAAATAAAATGTGCCAGCGTCCGTTGCAAAAAACTCGTAAAGCTTATCATTTTTTGTCCTTACTATTTCAAATGTCAATGCATCTAGAGTAAGGGTATCTTGAGTTATTTTTCTAAGAAACTTATCAAAATCATCTTTAACCCAACGACTTTCATCAACACCTGTTTCAGAAACAAATTTAGTAATTCTATCTATTTCCCCTCTATCGGTATCCCCTACTTTTTCACCATTCCTCTTAACTATCATCCATCCAATATCATCTTTATCTTCTGATACAGATCCAAAGGAAGCTACTTGCTCTATTCTTGTTTCAACAATAGCTTTAACAAATGGAGATTTTGCCATATTGCGCAAAATGCCATTATCTATAGGCCTGATTTTTTGGAGATAACCACTAGCTGAATGATGACCATAAGGATCTACCAGTAAAGACTTGCCTCCATGTACGTTTGTATTATTAAAGGTATTTGACGGGCTGTATTGAGTTGGATCGTTTAGCCTTGTCATTGCTTTGATAATATCTGCTGGGTTATCAGAGGTCAATGATTTTTGAAAAATCTTTTGCTCCTTTATATCAAGGATTTGTCTAGCCTCTTCAATAGATTCAAAAGAGGATATAAGGTCTTTGGGGCGGTTTTTTGATCCACTTACCCCATACGAATAATATTTTTTATTTTTTTGTAACATCTATTGAAAGTGTAAGTTCAGAATACTTTTAATAAATATAACAAAATTTATCAAGCTATAAAAAAAACCAGCCTTTATAGGCTGGTTTAATAAATGGGCTTCTAATGTAGTTTTCTACCAAAAGCCTCTAGTATCATATCTTTTTGTGAACTCTCTTGTGTAAACTTTTCCTCCCAGAGTAATGGATCCCTTTTTCTGTGCTATCAAATCTCCACTCATTCTCCCGACATACCCAGGGGTTTCATTCTCGAACTTGGATTTAACATCTTCAACTTTGATTGTGTCTTTCCAACGATTGCTCACTTTTACTTCTTTTCTCAAAAGATTCCACATGCCATCACCATCAACAGCATCTTTCAAATCTTCCAATTCATTTTCGGACATTCTGTTCACTATTGAATATCTGTCTTTCTCTTCCTTTCTAAAAAACATTTCCTTTTGAGTGAACTTAGGATAGTTACCCGTTTTAGCAATTCTTTTTCTTTCTCTCTCATAAAACTTGTCATTCACTTCTGACATTTTTATCACTTTTTCATCAATTACATTTTCCATGGTTACAAAATTTTAAATTTATTAAAAACAAGATACTCCGTTCCAGGTTAAAAAATTATCATTTAGAACCTCCCTTGATATTCTAGATTCTGTTGGACATAAATGATTCTTTTCTCTCAATCCACCAAAAAGATAGTTTAAACCCCATTCGCAACCTTTTTCATTTACTTCATTTTGAAACATTTGAAGCTCTGTTGTGTTTAATCTTTCCACTTTGACCTCTAAAAGAATGTTCCATTTGTAGCTTTTAGGGTTTATCTCTCTTCCTTTCATGGTTTTGAATGGTGATTCCAAGCCTTTCAAATAAGTCTTTAATTTTTTCAAAACTCTTTTTTCAACCAAGTAAGGAATGAAGGAATTGTTTGAATAAGAATCAACATTTACTTTTACCCCTCCAGTAAGCAAGTTTTCAGTTGTATTCCTGATCTGCTCTAGCATCTGGGAAGAGCTTTGTCTTTGGTACTCAATTTTTTGAATCATTTTACAAATGTTTTAAATTAATCATTTTCCGTAATTGCTATCAATTACACTGTAAAGATAGCAAAATTTTTGATATAAAAAACTTTTGTAGTGTTTTTTTTTAAAAAATAAATTTATTTCTTATTTATAAGCAAAAAAAAAGAGGCCAGACTGTGAATCCTGGCCTCTAACACTTCTTAACCAATTTTTATTTATTATGACAGAAAAGTTGCTTCTGATTTAGATAAAGGGAATGAATCCCAACCTCTCTTCCTATTTTTCGATTCATTATTAACACTGGCGAGCTTTTTTGTATAAGTATTTGTAAATTGAAAGTCTCCTGAAAGCAAACCGATTCCCTTTTTTTCTTGAAATAAAATATAATTGCTGGGAAATAGTGCTCTCTCATATTCAAAAACAGTTTCAATGGTCATTTCCGCCTCAAGCGATTGCTGGGAAGCAAGATTGATTTCCATCGTCTGGACCTCCATTGTCTGTGAAAAGGAATTTTCTAAATTTATGGACACATCCTTTTCTCCAGGCGGTTCGGGTTTTGTAGTTGAGTCACAACTCATTGTTATGAAAAACAATGACAGGATTGCGACCAAAAGAATCGAAAATCGTGATTTTTTCATGTTGATGGCATTTAGTTAATGTTTAATTGTTTGTACTAATTAGATAGCAAATATAATGATTTTTAAATAATGTAAAAAATTTAAGCTACAATTTTTCTGCAATGCTTATTGAAGCTGCTTTATTTTTTGCCCTCTCCACCTCTAATTTCATAAAGCTCTCCCATTTTATCAATCATCTCCTTTGTTTGACTTCCATAGGTGTCATGCTTAGAAGAATCTATTCCAAGATCGCTAGATATTTTATTCATTATATTTGACCACTTCTTATCATCGCTACTCACCTCATCAAGATACTTTTCAGCCTTTCCTCTATTCCAGGTTCCATCCATTAGAGCCTCTATCGCTTGTCCATGCTTAGATTCTCCAAAAAATTCATTGGCTCTCTTGTCGCTAGGGGCTTTATTTGAGGATTGATTCCCCTGTATCCCAGGGTTATTCTTACTAGCTCTACCAAGCTTTCTATTTTCAGGAGTATCTTTCTCCTTAGAATATTTTTGGCCGACTCTGCCAAGCTTTCTGTTCTCTGAAGTGTTTTCGTACACTCCGGTCTTCTTTCCACCTTTTTTAATATCTGAAATTCCGAAGGATTTAAGAATGTTTAATCTAACATGTTCCATTTTGTTAATTTTATTAATTTTACTAATCTCCATGATATTTACGACCTTCATTGTACCAGCTTATTTCAAAAGAGGTTTTGATCTCGTTTATTTTATCGGGATCAGTTATTCCCTTGAGAGCTTCTGATAGTTCTTTTTTTCTTTTTTCTGCCAAAACTTCTTTCTCTTTTTCTTTAAGTTGATAGATTTTATTATCCACTTCCTCATTATTCATAACCTCGAGGTCATGCTTTTCTTGGTTGTAAATATCTATACTATCTAAAGTTTCTTTAGCTTTATTTTGAATGTCTGCTGTCTCTTCTAACAAACTATCTATTCTCCCTACATACCTATTATATAAGGTGCCAAATGCACTGTCTTTTAACCAGGGCTTTGCCTTAAGCTGGTCATTGTACTCTTCCTTGACTGAATTTAGTCTTCTAACCATAGAGGGAACTTTTCTCAGATTCTCTTCTTTTGAAACAGTTTTACTTGGCATGTAGTTTTGCCAATAGCTAGCTAGATACATTTTTAAATTCTTTGTATCACTTTCCTTTAGTCCTGAAAATCCATATCCTTTTGCTGGACGGATAAGAGATCCTTCTAAAAACAATTTATTGTACTGGACTTTTTCTTCTCCAGATAAATGTATATCGTGTTTTGCATTTTCATTTTCTAATACCTCACGAAAGATGTGCTTGTTTTGTTTTTGATCATAATACAAAACACTATCTTTTATATACTTCATTCCCACACGTCCCTTTTTTCGATTTTCGGGAGTATCAAGATAAATACCTGTTTTTATCCCCTTATTGAGGTCCGGGATAATAAACGATTTCAATATGTTATTCTTATTAAGGCTCATTTACATTTTCAGATCAAGATAATTTGCCATCTGTTTTCTAAATTCAAACAGCTCATCATCATTTAGATTTTTAAAAGTACTAGAGCGAAGATTGTTGATAAGCTTAAATGCTTCATCTTGGCCCTTTGTTGAAGTTTTTGAGGCTTCTTTTTCTTTAAAGTAACTTTGTCCAACTTTTCCAGCTTTTCTGTTTTCGTGGGTGTCAGCATAAACACCAGTTTTCTTTCCTCCTTTTTCAATATCAATCCCAAAAGATTTTAGAATGCTTTCGTTTTTATAAATCATTTCAATTATTTTTAATAAATATAACAAAATTTAGTAAGATTGATATTGAAACTAACCCTTTTCTAAATTACTTTAATTTGCTACTTCAAAACTTTTTTATAAGACTGCTTGATGTGTTTAAGGTGGAATTTCAATGAATCAACTTGATATTCATCATTACAGTTAAATCTTTCCGGCCCAATATTCCCATGAGCGGAGTTGGCTCGGATATAAACAAACTGATTTTTAATTTCAATCGGCTTTGTCATTCCTGTATAAATTGGCCAGGTGCCTCCAAAGTAGCTACAAGGAAATTCATCTGCTTCATGAATCTTTGGCAACATTTCGTTTATTTCTTCAATAGAGTCTCTTACTGATTTAGGAATTTTTGTTTTCATTGTCTTGAATTTTATATGGTGATGTTTGAATAGCCGGAATTATAAGTCCAAACCATTTTTTTTATGTTTGGGTTAAACTTCCAGCCCGCGCTGGTCCAAAATTGGGATTTTGAAAATAAATCAAAATGGTCCAAAATAAACAAAAGGCTAAATGAATGGTAGTCCTTTGAAGCACTTCCAGGATAAAAGAATGGGTGAGCTTTATCCCAATAGGCTTTAGCATTTTCTCCAAAATGGTTTAAAAAGAATCCCCAGCTTAAATTTTGCAAAATTCTATAGGTTGTCAAATCATCAGTTTGGAAAAAATCAGCTATTGAATCTCTGTCAGCTCTTTTGTTTCCACTTATAATCTTATCAATTTCAGATTGAATTTCCGTTGAAGTAGGAGAATATTCTGGTCTCCCGGCTTTATTAGTAAGATTGAAATGGGCTTTTAATATTAACTGCTTGGAATAGCTATCAGTTGTGGTTATGTTTTTCATGGTTTTTAAGTTTTATTGCAGTCTGTACAGGTCTCCTTCAATTATGCCATCTATACAAAGCTCATACAATTGCTCTAAGTGATGGTCTAAACAGAAATCCGTGTCAATGGGAATGGATTTGTAAGCTATTTTTTTGCTCTTTTCCTCTTTTGAGGATAAGGCAATATGTTGAGCAAAGATAGAATTTCGACTAATGGATACATCGAACAATATCCAATTTTCACTCCCATCTTCCATATTTATAGCTGGTATTTCAAACAATGGCATCAGCATGCGTTCAGTCAACTCTTTTTGCATCATTTCGATTTTTGTCTTCATGGCTTTAATTTTAGCTTATGTCATTCTTAACTGATTCAAACCATTCAACAGGGTGAATTCCATTTATAGTGGCAAAGCTCTTTCCATTTTTGAACGAATTCTCAACTGTTGCCATTATGGTAGAGTGGCCGTTATTGTGGTGATAAATGAAATGCGAGCACACATTCGCCTCATTAAAGTGCTCTTCATTTCCGAAATATTCAATTCCACTATTTCCACCATTGTGTTGAAAGCCTTTTCTTAACAGGGCTTTTTCTGTTGATTCCACTGAATAATTTTTCATGGTACAAACTTTTAAATTATTAACATTGATTACACTGTAAAGATAACAAAATTTCTTATATAAAAAACTTTTAGCTACTTTTTTTAATATTTTTTAATTTTTCTATATTATCCCTTGATTTTGATACTTTGAATCGATATACATATCTTGCATCGGAAAGCTCATTTCGGTATTCAATACCATTTTCTTTGAAGAAATTATGAACTCTGTCAACTTCTTTTTTATTCATTCCAAACAGCCGGAAAAAACCTACTCCATAAGAGGTGGGGTAAACTGACAGTCCGTCTATATTCAAAGCCTTTTTAATTATTTGGCTTAGGTTGACAAAATAACTGTCTCTGTTGACTTTGTTCATTATCCACTCTAAAGTCACTTCTTTTTTCTTTGGACACTTCAAAAAAGTTCCCAGGGGGATTAACCCTTGCTCAAAAGATCCTATGTTTATTGCATTTGCTTTTTCAAGTGACACCTCATCAAGTGAATCGTAGTCGCAGAACATTATATACATATTGCTCTCTTTTACTTCTTTTAATAAAGTCTCTGAAATGTTCATGGTACAAATTTTTAAATTGTTAACACTGATTACACTGTAAAGATAGCAAAATTTCTTATATAAAAAACTTTTGTAGTGTTTTTTTTCACTTTTTTTTAAAATTATTACTCAAAACTATCTCTAAGCAAAAAAAAATCCCACCCTTAGTCTATCTGACGGGATGGGATTGCAAAGATTTTAGAGCTTATCTTTAGTAAGTCTTAAAAGGGCTGTAACAATTGATTCGATTGCCTCTTCTGGTGAGCTTGTAGAAAAACACTTAGGTTATCACTCCTTTCTATCAAAGGATCCTCCACTCTCTCCTTTTCTTCAACAGAGGAAGGCAAGTTCTTTGCCATCTTTATAATTTTTGAAGCTTCTTTTTTTCTTACTTTTTTCTCCAAAGAAGGAGAGTTTTTTATATTTTTCAAAACTATTTACTTTTTTTGCCAACTCTATCTAGTCGACGGTTTTCCAAACTGTTTACATAGACACCTGCTTTTGGTCCCTTTTTTACTCTAAAGAATCTTGGGGAATCATTGATACTTTTTCTATTATTCATTGTATTGATTTTTTTATGCGGTTTCTTGGGGAATGTAATTTACTACCATTGAATTTAGCTTCTCAACATCGCTCAAGGAAAGGATCTGCTTCCAGTACTTTGGCATTTTTTTTAAAAGAATTTCCATTTGCTTGGAAGACAAGTGGCCTCTTTCGGAAAGTTGCTTACAAAAGCTTGATAGAATGTTAGCATCAGTTCCGGTGAATCCTATCCCATTCTGCTCTCTTGTTGATTCCGAAGACTGTTCATCTTGTGTTTGATTGTCAAAAATCAAGGAAAGAGCTCTTTTTGCTGCAATTGTGTTTGTTGAGAGAAGGAATAAAAGGATCTTCTTCTACCATTTTAACCATTTTCTTAAATGGTATTGCTCTACTTGATGCAGAGTTTCGACCAAACATTCTGTGGGTTAAAACTTCACCATGGATAAATCTTGGGTAAGTAAGCAGATAAGAAGTAATTCTATCTCCTTTAAGGTTAATACTGTCTGCTACGATTTCTGCATTTATTTTTTTTCATGCTACAGTTTTTTATATATGTTTGAAGTACAATAAAGAACTTCTTTTTTGTGCTTAGTGTTTTTAAAAAGACTTTCAACATAAGTTATACTATGCACTCCGATTTTATCACAAGATTTTATCTCTGAATCAACTAAGAATGAATAATACGAACCATCGAGCTGCTTCACGTACAACACTCCGTTGATAATTACTTCTAAGGGAAGTTTACCATTTTCGCGTACAGCTTCAAACCATTTATCCACCGTACCTACAGGTTCAGCATTAAAGCTAAGTATGTGATCAAACACTTCATCATCCGTAGCGTCTTTAGTTGCAAAATAAGAATACTTCAGCCTAAAGTCGTAAATATTTAAGACTGTCCCTGCTTTATCAAAAGGAGTGTTTTTGAGAATTTTTATTTGTAGTTTCATTTTATTAATTTAGAGTTGCGTATATCCTTACGTTATAAAACATTTAAGAGTTGTACGGTTGGTTACGCCAAATCCATTCAATTTCATTACCTGTCAATGTATTATAATCTCTATTTTCCACTGGAATTTTTGCTTGTTTTGCAAGTTCAGTTCTTTCTTGAATGGGTTTTCTATTCCACCATCTTAGGGCTAATTCTCTGTCTGTAAGTTCCATAATAAAAACGTTTTATAACAAAGGCTAAAAGCAATTGCCATCAGCATTTCTGATTAATTGAGTAGTATTTACAAGGCAATTGCTCTTAGCCTCAACCGTTATGGTTCATGCTAAAAAAGCGTTGTACACATCTTTAGTATCTTTTCTTAGGTCTAATTTTAACGATGACCCTGTCATGTATTTAAAGTCCCTTTTGGTTTTTTCTGGGTTAAGCGTTACAACAGCACAATTTAATCCTTTTAAAATATTAAATTTTAATTGAATCATTTCTGAAAATGATTTCCCTGTTGGTCTTGATTTAAAATTGTATTCCATTTTATTTTATTTTTAGTTTAATAATCTGATTAACAAAGCACGAAACCATAACAAGTCCTATTCCGTTATGTGGCATTACGAATAAAATCGAGCATATTAGCTCCGTTTTTAAAGCAGTCGCAGCCTCTATTTTTATTGAAATCTTTTGCAGTATCAGGCACTTTATTCCCATTAAGTCGGAAAACAGGGCATTCGCTATCGCACCTACTATGCACTCTATCGCAGATCTCATATAATTCAACTTTAATATGCTCATCAGTAACCTGTTTCCCTTTAGCTAGTAGTGTTATTAAATCTTCCATAGTAAATAACGCCACACAACAACGGCTCATAAAGCATTGCCTCTGTGGTCTTTTTTAAGGTTTGTGCTTAATAATCTTTTTTACTTTTAGAGAACATTTTGAATATTCCGAATAGACAAATTCCTACAATCAAAATTGAAACAAACATATTTATTCTTTTCCTGGGTTTGCACTTACAAATTTGACTCGAATGTCAGGATTTGATGTTACATATTGAATCCTAATATCTGGAAGAGAAGTGACAATCCTCCATTCTCCACACTCAAATGGATCATTCTCAACAATCTTTATTCTCCAGTCGGGGTTTGATTGAACTATTTGAACCCTAAGGTCTGGGTTTGATTGAACAACCTCTACCCTTGCTTTCATTGAAAATCCTTTATCAGAGCATAAAGCCTCTCTCCCTACAACCATACTCAATAAAAAACCAATCCATAAGAAGATGATTAATCCCATCATTATTTTTTGAATTAGAAATTGCGGTATTTTTTTCATGCTTTTATTTTTAGTTCACAGTAAAGATAGGAAGACCTAGCTCATCTAAAAAATATTTTTAAGGGACTAGGTCCTTTATTTCTATAGCAGATAGACTTCTGAACTTCTGTTTGGCCATGCCTCTAAGAAATACATTGACATTTTCAAGATATGTTCTACCAGCATGCATAGTTATCAATTGTCCATAGGAATTTAGCTTCAAGAAGATTCCGTCTGCAAAGTCATCCCCTCTGACAGCCCCACCTTTCACCACTATTTCAAGGGCTTGATATAGGTTCAAATCATATTTTTTATCTTTCATTTTGTTGAATTTTTATTTCGTTCATCCCAAATGCTGTTTGCTGATGCTATAATGCTCCATCCATCCACACTGAATCCGTGGGTACTTACATAATCCCATTCACCTATTTCCTTTAAGTAGGCTTCTGCTTTGTCATAGTCCAAATCGGGGTGAAAGTGGTAACTGATTCCATGTATAGTGTAAGGTTTACCGTATTTTTTATCTTTCATTTTATTGGATTGATGTTTAAATGTAGTTCCTCAGCAAACCAAACTGCTGGGGAAGCTTGATTAGTGTCCTTATTCAATCTTTTTGAAGCATGATATTATATCATTATTAAGCTCCCCTGATCTCCAGAAAATGAAGTGATTCTCTATATCCCACCATAAATCAAAATCATTTTTCCAATAGCCCTCCTCTTTGATATAGCTATCAAAAGCTGAAAACTCCTTCAACTGATATTTATTTTTAGCTAACCCAACTAAAGTCTTATAAATCTGATCAGAAAATTCAGGGGGATAAAGACACATTATCTTTTTATTACCTATGATTTTAGGATTAGGTTTCTCATCACTAACGAGAACAAATCCTTGCTCTACTTTAAACCAATTTTCATTAGGTACTGCTTTAAGTGTATTCATTGTAGTTTTTATTTATGAAATTTATATGGTCTTTTATGATTTTGTTTGAGAATTATAGGAGTTTCAAAATCAGGTATTCTTGTTAAGGTAAATGTTTCGTTTAATGGAACATTACTCGGACTATAAATCCTGACTATTTCAACATCTGGATTATTTTTTAACAATTTGTCAATGTCAGTTTGATGTGTGTCTCCTATTATAAACACTTTCCTCATTGTTTTTTTATTTTGATACTTTTCCCATTCATCCCAGATAAAGTCTTCCCAGTCAAAATCAAGTTCACCAGTAGCTCCGGAATCTCCAGCTCTTACCCAGAGCAATTCCTCATTCAAAGAAAACCACTCGTCAAATGTTAATTCTTTTGGCATAATTTGTTTTTTATTCTCTTCCATGAAGATTTCTGTAGTTTATGTCATAATAATATCCATCAAAGCCAATTCCTACATTTTCCCAACTTGAAAAAGTACAAGTGCGGTAGTGCTCTGTTCTCAAGGAATCAGCGTTGATGAATTTATCTAGTTTGTACTCTATCTCGTCAAACCTCTTCATCTCTTTCGTGTGACTATCATGAGAATAGGCCGCTAGTAGAAAGATTGAAATCAGGATTATTGTCGTCAGTAGGTACTTCATGATGGATCTTTTTCGTAGCAGTGACAATCTTTTTTTGGCTTTCCACAGCAAGGTTGGTTTGGGCAGCTTGGATTATCACAATAGTCCACATCATAAGTTGTACCATCGCAAGCAGAGCAAAAGTAGGAAAGTCTCTCTTTTTCAGGTTTTTTCTTTAAGTCTTTTTCCATCTCACAAATTTTTAAATTGTTAATCTGCTGTAAAGATACTCAAAATTTACTATATAAAAAATTTTTCTTAACTTTTAAATAAATTTCTTTTTAAACCTAAATGTTAGAAGAGTGCTCAGTTGGAGCAATAATGCTGATCAGCTCAATCCCTTCTTTTTCTCCAATGTAAAAATTATCACCATTCCCCATGCTCACAATAGAGTAGTATCCAACAAAATTTCCGGATAAGGGTAGAGTCAACTTTTCCCTTCCTGAAACGGAGGAAACTTGTCTAAGGTTCACATAAGTCGCTTTCAATTCGTTCTCAAAATCCCCTCCACAAAGAGAGCTTCCTTTTTCAAGGTCTTTACTTATTTGTATTATTTTCTCTTTCATGTCTTTTACTGTGTTTATTATTTACGTTAGCGCTATTTAAGTATTTTACCGTTTTTGTTAATTAGCAGATTTCTTATTTAAGTGTTTATTCAGCTCCACAGCAGCAGTCAGCAACGTGATAAACTGCTCTATATTTGCCAAGACCCTAAGCTCCGCATTCGCAGTTTAGGGCGATCTGCTGTTCTTCTTCGTGTGTCCATTCCAAATAATCTTCTTCATCAAAATCATCCTCAATGTCATCAAAGTCGTCAGCATAATTTTCTTGTTGCGTTTCCATTGTTTTAAGGGTTAAAATTCAACGTAATTTGATTATCTATACCCAAAATGTTTGACAAGTGCCCATTTTAAGCTAATATTTATTGGCTTGGGAACATAACACCAGCACTTCATCTCAAATGCCATCCCGCCTAAAATATACCATTCATCATCATCAAAATGGAAGAACCCGAAGTCATAATATAATAAATCTTCATCGAAGATTATTACGGTTTGAGTATTTTCGTGGTCGTTTGGGTCAACGTCCGGCCTGTGGCTCATTGGGAAAAATTCTGTTTTCATATTGCTGGATTATTTATTGTCTTTCTCTTTCTCTAAATGCCACTGGATATACTCTGCACAGTCCAACTCTCTTGCTTTTATCCAGCATTCAAGTGGTCGGGGAGGCTTATGGTTGACTATTTCGGACAGTGGGAGGGGCAAGTCTTTGTGAGCAAATTCATACAGCACTTCTTGAACATCATCATCTGATGTGTCGTCACGATAGGCCCTATTTTTTATTTCCCAAACCTCATCAAAAAAGTTTAACTTCAAATTGCTCAACTCAACTGAAGACTGAGTCCCTCCTAAGCTCATATTTTTATTAAGGTCTTCCATTGCCCTATCCATTAGGAATTTTGAAAGCTGAATAACTTTATTTGGGGAATTCTCTTTTAACCTGCGAGCCGCAACCTCTTCTAATATTTTTAACATAGTTTTTTATTTTGGAATGGTATACTTTCAAGCCTCCGTAGGGGTAGAGGAAATAGTTATGATGGATTCTTCTAGAATCTTTGCTCCAAAGAAATATTTTTGGTTGTCTTTTTTAAAGGTGAAAAATGCAATTTCTCCTTTTGCAATTTTTTGGATTAAATTCGCTAAGTAACACTCTTTGAATTTGGTGACCTCTATGTGATTTGAAGTGTAAACTTTGTCCCTGTACTCTAATTTTATTGAAATTTCATAGTAGTTTGTGTTTGAATTAATTATAGAGTAAATATAAAGGGGATTAATTCATCTAAAAAATATTTCACATGGCAAATTATTCATTTTTAGCAAAATCATAAAAGCTTATATACTAGCTAATTAGTCTCCCCTTCCCACCCGGTAAACACAAGAAAATTACTTATCTTTAAACAGGGAGTCAGAGATTACCTCAACACTGTCTTTTCTGGCCTTTAAATCTTTCTTCTTTTTTCTAAGCTTGCTGAGTAAACTTTCTTTAGCATCCATAAAGTTTAAAGCCTCTTCATCAGTAAGTTCCTCATAATCAGTTAAATCATTGTCCCTTTTTGTATTTTCAATACTCAGAGCACTGATTTCTTCTAGGTTATAGACTATTTGGGAGGGATATGTAATGTCTGAGGAATTGAAAGTGGCGGTAGATCCAGCCATACCATTGAATCTTGAATAGTAGCTTTTGGTCAATCTTGTTAACAACTGAAGAGGATTTATTCCCAATCTACCTGCTACTAAACTGATAACCATAGTCTTAATGGGCAATTCCTTAAGCATTTCCTCTTGTCTATTACTTATTGTGTGCTCTATCCTGACTTGTAAGCTGGCATCTACTGTAACTCTGTCTCCCTCCACTTCCTTTCTTACCTGTTCAAGCGTTTGAAGCAAAAGTCTGTAATCATTTTGATTCCTGCTAGTTATGTAGATAGACCTTCTATCGTTATATAAATCTAAGAGCTCTTCAAGACGTGATCGCTTGTGTACCAGCCTGATACCATCAAAGCTCTCTTTGTACTTTTCTTGAGATATTCTTATTTCCTCAGCATGTTTGTTTCTAAAAGTAAGCACTGCTTGCTTGGAAGTTCTGATACCCAGCTGGTTATGTAGTATCTTCCACACTTCATCCACGCTGTAAAGCTTTGAGAACAAGTCAATTACCTCTACTTCTCTCTCTTTTAGCACATCTGAATGAGGGACAGGTACTTGTGAGGAAATTTCTCTAAATGCTTTTCTAAATGAGGCTAGCTTTTTGCCTTTGGTGCTTTGGAACTCTTTCCACTTTTTTAAGATGGATCTTTTTTCTTCTATTGAAAGGTCTACTATTTCTCTATGAATCTTTCCTAATTTGACCGCAGCGATATTTACTGTAAAGCCCTGGGAGGTCTTCAAGAGCTTGTTTTTACTTAGTTCTTTGTATTCTTTGTCATAGGATAACCATTCTCTATAAGCTTCTTTATTTTGAACTTTTACGGGGTAGATTATGTTTCCATTTTTATCTACGTTTTCTATTCCATACTTTGATATATGTACTTCTTTTGCTGACATTTTGTTATTTTATAATAAGCTGTAAAGATAAAGATAATAAATCTTTATAATAAACAAGTAATATTTTTGCTATAGATTTGTTTTGCTATCTTATCTTCTCAGTTTTTCTCATTTATTCTTTCTCTTCGTCTTTTAAGCTTATAATAATAGGAGTGGTATTTCCACATATTGGACACTCTATATTTTCATCCCAGGAGGTTTTGGTATCATGGTCCCTGTAGGATACAGTTAGTAAAGCTCTGTCCTCTCTTATTGGAGTTCCTTTTTTAATTAGAACAGTAAAGTCTTTCTTACATAAAAAACAAAACAATCTTACTTTGTAGTGATCCTCTAATTCTTTTTCCATTGGCTTTAAATCTGAATTAAGCGTGAATGAAACACTCAGCAATTTTTACATAACTGCTTGTGCCCCCTTGATGTTATGCTATTATTTTGAATCATCATTTTTTCCAAGATCCAAAATTCTTGACTCAAGACAAGTCAAATAGGCTGACATTGACAATATCTGAATTTTAAGCATTGTTAGTTGGAACTCACTTATTTCGTTTGATTTTTCTGACAACAAAAAGGAAGAGAGTTTAATTACTTTTTCCTCTAGTTGAAAATGTTCTTCTTTTAGTCTTTTTATGAAACTCATTTTATTTTCTTTTTGTAATAATTACATCTAGAGCAATCTTTTATTTTTCCTATAAACAATAAACAGTCTTTTCTAACTGGACAACTCAAGCTTTTATCCTTTTCTTGGGGCTTTTGCTTACTCTTCATTTTTTACAATTGAAGCTGTAACCCCTTTTTTTTTCTTCTATTGGCCTTTTCTTGACATGCTCAAAGTTGAATCTCAATCGGCTTTTTGTGTTCAGACTATATTCCCCCATCAAAACTTCTTTTAGGAGTTCTTCTTCTGTCATGTTGTAAGACGCTTTTACTTTTACAATGAATGTTTCCTCTTGTGCCATTTTTATTTTTTTGTGTTTAATTTAATCCTTACCTCTGCTCTTCTTATTAATTCATCTTTAAAAAGAGGAGAATTGTCCCCTATTATGCATAAAAAATCATTTATTGACAAGGCTTTTTTATTCATTAAAATATATTTCTCTGCAGCTTCTTGTGTTGAAAATCTTTTGATGTGCTCGTTAGATAGATTTAGAAAAGCTTTTTTATCCCTAATTATTTCCATAGGCTCATGAAAATTCAACCCATCGTTGTAATCTGTGTGAAGAGAAAACCACTCATCTCCCTCAAAAATGTCCACTCCATCTTCCGCTTTAAATAAAAGTTTTCTTTCCTTCTTCTCTACATGATCGAGTAGTTGTCCATACTTCTCAACTCCTTCGTCAAAAATACAAACCACTCCTTGTTCAATAAGTTTAAATGATTTTATCTTTGTGGAATAGTATTCCTTTTTCCATTTTCCAGAAGATTTCTCTATATAGTTTTCTCCATCGAAATATGGGTTATCTGTAGCAGAAACAATATCTCCAACAGAAAAAACTTCTCCATCCCTTGCCCTTTTTACTGAAATGATATTAGCATATTTTTTTAAAGAGCCTGTAAAAATAGGGTAAGTAAGATTGTGAACATATCCATTAAAATCTTGTACTTGCAAAACTTCATAAGGACTTTTAACTACTTTTTCCCAAAACTCAGAGTATTCTTCAGGATTAAACCAACAGTGATTCCAATAATGCATTTTATCATCTTTTGGTTGAGAAATGAAGTCAATTTGTGGGCTATGTTCAAAAAGTAACTTTTTTATCAATTTGTATTCTATCATGATTCCTTATTGTTAATCTATTTCTCTTCAATATCTTTTAGCTCATTTTTACAAATTCCTCCATACCTAATAATTGGAGGAGGTGTCATATATAGTAACTCTTTCATTTTATCCCTTTTGTCAGCATCAAGTTGTTTGTTTACATAATCCACCGCGGCTTCAAAAGTTGGAATTTTATAATCAAGAGAAGAATCTCCAGTCCTTACTTCTTCTCTTTCTTTTTTCTTTCTATCCCACATTACAAATGTATGTAGAAGAGCTGCATAATTAACTAAATCACTAAGGGTGTCATCTATTGTTTCATCTTTGACACTCCTTTCTTTTTCAAGAAGATTTGATGCTCTGTTGATTTTGTCCATCATTCTGACAATCATTCCTTTTTCTGTTGAAATTTTTGCTACTTCGGCTGAAGAGATAAAGTTTCTAAAAAATGATTCTGCATCCAATAATGAATAATCAGAATTCTTTTTTATTATGATTTCAAGGTTTTTTTTGAAGAGCTCTTCTATCATTTCTATTGGGTTCATCGGCTAATTTTTAAGATTTAATTTTTTAAGATTTAATTTTTTAGAGGTCAAACATCTTCCACCTCTTTCCAGGTTTTACTGTCAACCTGGACAAGGCGGTAAGTTTTCTCTTTTCTCTTTTTCTTTTCCTCTTTTAGCACTACTTCCGCTTTTTTGTGCTTTTGACAACTTTCGTGAATCCAGTTTGTTTTATTTGCCATTGTTTTTGATGTGATCTGATAGTTGAAGAAAATATTCTCTATTCTCTAAGAATCGAACAGCCTGAGCTTTCATAAATTCACTTCTTTGTTCAAGAAAATCAAGCCTCTGTTTCTCATTTTTCATTAAGACAAATTTCTTTTCTTCTTTTCTTACTAAACCCAAAGAATCAAGCACTTGCAGTAGTTGCTCTGTCTCATTGAAAGTAAGTCTCAGCTTCTCTTGCAACTTGTAAATTGTAAACTTTTCTCCTAGGTGCTGTCTTATTGCCTTTATGTAGCTTTTTGCTCTTTCCTCACCTATTAAAAAATCTTCTTTTTTCAATTCGATCTTTTCAATAGTGATTCTTGCGGACTTTGTTTCTGGACCTTTGACAGTCTTCTCTTCTTCTTTTTCTTCTTTCATTTTTGATATTAATTATTTGTGTTTGAAATTACTTAGTAAAAATAATAAGAATTCATTCATCTAAAAACTTTTGTTGATGCTACCCGCATTGAGTGCTGCCACAATCTTTGCAAGTTGAACAACCTCCTTCATAAACAACGTTAGTTCCTCCGCAAGAGTCACAAAGTCCATCTAATACAGATTCACCATCTGCAATGTGAGTTGATAAGAATTTTCTTATTGCTGTTAATAGACTTGATATTGTGTCTCCCTCAAGGTTTTCTAAAGAATGAACTATATTTTTGATTGGCAAATTGTGCCTCAAACTCATTGAAATGGCTTTTGCTAATTTGTTGTAAGGATAGTCCTCTTTGTATTTCATCTCTAGTTTTTCAACCTCTTCTTCCGGAACTCCAAAGTCAGTAAGCAAAATCTCAATAGACTTCAGAGCTCTGTTTACATATTTAGCTTCTCCTTGAGGTTTTTGATTGCTTTGTATCCAAATAGCTATTGGAAAGCTTCTCTTTGTGTCCTCTATAAGATATGAAAAGTGAATGTAAAACTTTTGCTTCTCTCTTTTTATAACTTCACAAGGTCCATTGACAAATTTGTTTGGGAGTTTTACGTTTTTAATTACGGATCTGTCCTTTTTCAAATCCTCACTTTCCTCTATCTTAGAGAGAACTGATTCCATTGTTCCGTCTCTATAGGTTGTGAGACCTAACAAACCTCTTTTGTGAGCATCAATATAAATCTTTTTGAATTCGTCAAAAGGATAATTTTTGGGAATATTGATAGTTTTACTAACAGCTTGGTCAATGTACTTTTGAAAGGCTTCTTGAACGTTTAAGTGGTCAGTGACAGAAAGGTCGTTTGTTGTAATTAAATAAGGCTTGTTCTCTTTCAGGTCTTGAGGATAGTTTTCTCTTACCCAATTATAGCCATAATCATAAACCGTTTCAATTTTACAGAGGCCTCGGTTATGGGGCTCATAATAATAAATTTCTCCGTTTATTTCTCCTTCCCAAACATCAGTCCCCCCAACTTTTTTCTTTGTTAATTTTTTCATCAAATCCTCTTCTGTATAATCTTTTGGCCAGCCTTCTGTAATGTGGGTGCGATTATAATTGTGCATGAAAACAGGTTCTAGTCCATTTGATATATTATCACATAGAACAGAAGAGTTATGCGAAATTATTCCATTTGCTAAAATATAGTGATGATTATCTTCTACTTCAATATCAAACGTTTTCAAAGATGTTTTTGAAATAGAGACAACAACTTCCTCCTGCAAATCTAAATTTTCAATATTAATTATTTCCATTTTTTAAAAATTTTATACACTTTTCCATTAATTTACTTTCATCCTTTAGTTCTTTTTCCCATATTGTAAGAAGTTCAATTGTTTTTTCAATTGTTTCTGCTTTATTTTCATCTATCTCTTTAGTCTGAGATGGAGTTAATTTTGTAACAGGATTAGGCTCTTCTTTTTTCTCATCTTCTATTGAGAAATGCCAAAAAGTCCCATTGAATTCGATCCCCTTGTTATAATGAGGACAATAAAAGTCAATGAAATAAGCCCTATTTTTTTCAATAGAGGTTATATGTTTTTCAGGTGATTTTGGCATATACTCACAACTCTTACCAATCTCCTTTTCCAGTCTTTCAAAAAAATCAGAAGCTACTTTAGATGTTCCAAAAACTCTTCTTTTGCAGAATAAATCCAATAAGCGAATACCATCTTTTTCACCATAATTGTCTATATACCACAATGGTCTATTGTGCCTTCTGTGTTTTGAACAAACTTTTTTGTATTTTATTAATCCTTTTTCTGAACCATATTTTTCTGTGTACCAAACAAGATTTTTTGTTTGGAAGCTCTTGTACTTTTCCTTAGCCAACGCTTCATCCCCACCGCAAACTCCAATCCAATATTCTAATGAAAAATAGCCTTTCTTGGCCTTTTCTATAAACATCTTGTGTCTTTCTATTCCAACCTCTTCCCCATGAGCCCTTATGAACTTCTTTAGAGAGTCTCCTCTGAGCTTGTCTAGAAATTGATTGTATTTTTTTTCTCCGTCTTTAACTCCATAGTTTCCTATAAAACCCTCCAAGCTTCTGTCACTCTTTTTAAGAAGGTTTTTATATCTTCTTTTTCCCTCTTTTTCTCCATATTTCTCAATATGCCATTCTAAGGTTAGTCTTCCTTTATGGCTATAAGATTGAAAATATAATTCGCTATTTTCTCCAAACACTGATTGAAACTGGAGCTTGTTATTTTTCCCTTTACATGGGCATCCTTTAACTTTAAAAAATGATTTATTTTTTCTAGAAAGATTTCCAATCTTTAAGGGTTTACCACAAAATTTGCAATTTAAGTCGGAAACAGACTTAACGTCTATTGTAAATTTGCTATAGCTAAACTTTTCACCTTTTAAAAGTAAGTCTTTTATTCTGTTGTCTCTGTTCAAAACATCTCTTTTTACAACTAAAATAGTGTCTCCTTCTTTTATATCTCCAGCCTCTTTCCAAACAGCCTCTTTCTCATTTATCTTAACTAAAAGTTTATGAGCTTTGGTGCAAGAAATGGCATTTTTCTTTTCTGTTTTTATTTTTAATCCCTCTGTTTTTTTATTGACATATAAATTTTTGATTTTTTTCCAACCATCTAAAGTCAAGACTTTCGTTTCAGATATGCACTTGCTCCAATTTTCTTCAATTTCTCTATTTACATTATTTTCATTGAATATTTCTCTTAGTTTTTTTACTCCATTATCGGTAACAACTTTTGTATCAATAGAAACACAATTTCCTAAAGGGGGATTTGTTGTTACCTTTAAGTTTCTTAGGCCATTTTTTTTAATCAAATCTATGGTTTTCTTAGAAACCTTACCTTTCAAGAAAACATTCCAATAGTTTGTTTCAAAATACTTTTCTGAAAATGCTGGAGCAGGTCCTTTTTCTTTAGCTAGTAAAGCTGAGGACCTAAGAGCAATCTCAAGCTTTGTTTTATTTAGCTTCTCAGCCATTTCAACAGCTTCTGAGGAGTTATATCCTATACCTAACATATATAGCATAGAACCAAATCCGTTTAAACCCATGCCAAATTGCCTTACATTTTTAACTGCCCATAAATAAGCTGGAAGATCTTTTTTGTGCAAATCATTAATATTGTCAAGCATCCTGGTGAACGTCTCAATATCCTCTTCATATTCCTTCCAATTAAACTCTCTTTTTTTATTTACATATTGAGTTAGATTCAGCGATCCTAATAAGCAAACTGTTGATGATACCGTATTTCCCGGGATTTCTCCACAGTCAACATTCAAAATAGACTTTTTAAATAAAAGGGCTTTATCAAAATTATCTTCTCCCTCCTTTAAATCATACGCAAATCTTTGCCCATTTTTTGTATTAACAATGGAATAGTAATCTAGTTCTACAGAATCATTTAAAAGTATTTTTTCCTCATTGATGTGTTCTTCTTTGTTCAAAAGAGAAAAGAAATTAAAATTGGGTTCTGCTGTTAGGTCATAAACGTCCTCTTTGTAACCCAACTCTTCTACATCTAAAATCTCAACGTCCTCTCCTCCAGAAACAATGAAAACGTTTCTTAATACTTTTTCAAAAATATCTGAAACTTGAATTTCACTAAAATCACTTTTATAAAACTTATGCTCGCCATTTGTAATCAAAAACTCTGAATTGCCAAGAGAAACTTTGAACAATTGAGAGTTCCTTTCTGTCAAAAGGACTTCCTTTAAATCAGAATTGAAAAGTTTACCTTCTTTGTTTCTTGTTATTATTTTTGGCAATTTCTTTTTACCTATAAACATGGAATAGAGCTTTTCAAACTTTACCCAACCAATTGATGTCAAGACTAAAGTTTCTCCAACAACACATGGATTTACAGCTTTTACATCCCCCAGATAGGCCAATGGATTGTTTCCTTGCATGTTGTCATAGAACAAAATTCCTGGCTCAGCTCTATTGTAAGTTGACTTCATTATTAGGTCATACAATTCCCTCGCAAGAACTTTTTTGTACACAACATCATTGAATTTTAATTCAAAGAGCTCATCCTTCTCAACCGCATCAAGAAAGGCATCTGTTACCATTACTGACAAATTGAATTTTGTCAATCTTCCCCCTTTTACTTTGGCCGTAATAAATTCTTGAATATCTGGATGGTCAATATTTAGAACTGCCATTTGGGCTCCCTTTCTACTTTGCTTTTTCTTATCTCTTTTATCATTGAGATCAAGAATTTCTTTGTACCGGTCCACCAAAGGATCTTTGTAGCCATCGTTATTCCCAGCAACAATTACTTCTGAAGTCTTATCAAAAATTTCAAGAAACTTAACAACTCCAGGGTGCTCAACTCCGACTCCTCCAACAAGGCTTCCTCTTGGACGAATCCAGGAGAAATTAGAACCCCAACCTCCCTCTTTACTTAAAGTAAGTGTTTGTTCCATAAGAGTTAACATGATGTTTTTCATATCATCTCCTACTTTGTCGGTTTTATAGCTGACTTTTATCACTTCTCCATTAGAAAGAGTTCTGTTGTATTTTACTTGGGCATTTGTGACTTCTCCTGAAATGTAACAATTAAATAAAGTAGCTCCTTTGTATCTTGTTCCTAAGTTGGCTGTGATTCTTCCACCGGTTGTACACTTGAGTCCTTGTGGTTTATTATCCACAAATTTAACCATTGTTTCAAAAAATCTTTTTTCCCAATACTCTTTGTCTTCTTCAATTGAAGACATTGCTTTGGCTAGTCTTCTAAATGTTTGCAGCTCAGATTCTTGAGCATAGCGGTATTTTGAGGACCAAACCGTTTTGGCCAAATTCGTCTTAAATATCATAATAAATCTTGTCTATGCTTTAAATAAATTGAATGATGCTAAAAAAGAGTATTGCTGATACTCCAAAGAATATCATATTAACTCTTTTTTCTGGGAAATCTTTTCCAAATAGATTAACAAAACAAACTTTTTCACTTGTGTATTTTCCATGAATATCTCTCCCTCTCTCTACTCTTCTTGTTGTTCTGACTGTTAGCCATATAGCAAGAACTGTTAATAGCATTGTAATTGTCACCATGATCCCGGTATAATTCATTTGTTTAATTTTTAGCAGAAGAGTATTTCTTCTATTTGTTGATATATTTGATACTTTTCTAAAGATTTTTTTTCTTGGAAGTTTTGCTTAAACCTAATATTACTTTTTGAAAAAGCCTATGAACCGCTAGATGATTTTTTTGAAAAAGAATAGGGTTAGTACTTTTAAGAGCCTCTGTGATATTATTGTATAAACTCCAAGCTGTATCATCACTAAAGTTATCAGAGAATCTTCTATTATGTTTAATAGAGTTTATTTGAGTCGATCTTAAAACATCTTGTTCAAAAACAAGTCTTCCTAAAAGCTGTGCAGAAGCTGTTTTTGATAAAACAGTTTCTTTTAAAGCTATCCTAAATTCTTGCAGCTCTGAAAATGAAATATCAATCAAATTAAGCTGACTATGAACAACTTCTTTAACTACTTCATCAACATTTGATATGTGCTTCTTAGTGTAAGATACTTCACTAGAATACATGCCGTTTGAGCATATATAAACATTGGCTCCTGAAAATATCCCAAAAGACATAGTTTTGTCATGAGAAGACCTAAATCCTATAGTCTTGACTAATCTATCCTTTTCATTAATATCTGTACTTTCATCCGGGGAAAGGAATTGATACAGGCCAATAACTCTATTTCCCTTATTTGATGTGCGATAGTCAATGCTTGATATTTCATAATCTCTCCATTCAAGCTCTTTTTTTATTGAATCGATTATCAGCTTATAGGGAATTGGTGTGTATGATTCTGTTTTTTCTGGAGTAGGTATTGACAGCAGATACTGCTCTGTTTCTCCTTCTATTTTAGAAATAATTTCCTTTTTTTTCTTACTTTTTAATATTCTGTCCATTTTGTTAATTTTTAATAAAAATACTATAAATTAGTATATCTAAAAAATTTTTATCTGTTATTTAGCCTATTTATTAATTCTTTCAATATTTTAACTTCTTTTTCAGCTTTAACTCCTTTATTTACAGCATTGGTTATTATTCTTTTCTGCTCTACTAAATCATACATATCCATATCTATTGTCTCTTGACCTAATAAGTAGTAAATGTTTGCATGATTTTTTTGACCAATTCTATGAATCCTAGCTATAGCTTGATCCATTTCCCCAGGTGTCCAGCCGACTTCAACAAAAGCTAAATTATAAGCTGAAGTGAGAGTTATTCCAACACCTCCCACATTAAGGTTTAAAATAATAAGTTTTGTTTTGTCATTTTTCTGAAAATCATCAATAATTTCTTGTCTTGTCTTTGGATCTGTGTCCCCTATAATTGGAATCAAGTTAAAATGAGAGGAAATCTTTCTAATTATATCCACATGAATTCCAAACAAAACTAATTTCTCCCCACTTTCTAAAAAGTTTTCTACCCATTCAATAATACTATCTATTTTTCCTTCCGCCGATAACTTTCTTAATAAATTTATTTTTACTAATTGCTCTGCAGTACTTGCATTGAAAACTTTGATGTTTTTATACTCATTTATAAAATTATTTTTTTCATCATCTGACAAGTCTTCCCAATAAAATCCATTCTTTTTTACCCAAGCTATAATTTTACCTAAATCATACTGAAAATTCTTAAGGTATTCAACAACATTTTTCTCTGCGGATAAATACTCTGCTTTATTGTTTATTGCGACTTCTATTGTTGAAGCTGTTACTTCCGGAAGTTCCTCCATCACATCTTTTGTTTCTCTCCTTATATAACAAAGCTCTCTCATTTTCAAATGTAACTCTTCAAGGTTGGATGCTCCTGAAAAATCCCAGCCAAATCCATTTTTTTTACCCCCACAGTATCTAAGCTTAAACTTCCATTCGTCACCAAATTCCCCTGTTACATTCAAAATATCAAACTGAGGGAGGAGCTCTACTGGTCTATTTAATATAGCGGTGCCTGTTAAGTCAAAAACAATATCTATGGATTTTGCTATACTTTTAATAGAGACTGTTCTTTTAGCTTTTTTAGTTTTTAATAAATGTCCTTCATCAATTATTAAGGATTTGAATTTTGAATTTTTTAGGGTTTTACAAAATTTTGTGACAGCATTATAATTACAAATAATTACATCGTATTCTTGATTTAAGAATGACTCAATATTATCCTTTGATTCCAATATAACTACTTTAATATCTGGAACCCATTTTATCCATTCTCTATACCAATTTATTTTAAGAATGTTTGGGCAAACAGTTAAGTTGCTAAACCCTTTCAAATGATGTACAGAAGCTATAGCTTCAATCGTTTTGCCAAGCCCCATCTGATCTCCTAAGAGCACTTTTTTGTTTTTAACTAAATATTCAACCCCTGCTTTTTGGAAGGGATACAGGTCAAAATTCAAACCTTTAACGTCAAAATTGGACTCTGAAGCTAATGACAAGATTTGATTCTGTTTTATTTGAAGAAACTTTCTCTCTGCAAATGTGATCATATCATTAACCTCTTTGTCACAGCTATAAAAGTCAAAGTTAAAATCCCTTATCATCTCCAAAAATCTAACAGTGTCCGTATAAGAGGAAATTTTAACTTTCCAATACTTTCCTTTAGCATCAAAACTTCTGTTGCTAAATTTACGAAGAATGTCAACTAAATTAGGATTATAGCTAGACACCACTTTATAAGAGCTACCCTTAAGTTTTTCTATTTTATTCATTTCTACGCCTGGCTTCTGATGCTAATTTATCCGCTATTTCATTTCCTGGAATTTCAAAATGCCCTGGAATCCATTTGAAAATAGGTTTTGTTCTGAATTTTTTAATTTCATTAAGGATACTTATAAACAAATCCCCGTTATTTCTTTCATTTAAGTCCCAGTCAACAGCCCATTGATTTATTGACATGACAGCATAATTTGAGTCAGAATAAATAATAACTTTTGAGGTCTTAGAGACAGATGTTAAAACCCCTAATATAGCAGATAGCTCCATTATGGAAATAGTGGTATTTTTTATTGGGCCTATTGCCACATGCTTTCTTGACTTTTTATGTTTTATAAAAAATCCATAGCCTCAAATTTTATCTTTATGCCAACAACTCCCATCTGAGTAAGCGACAACAAATCCATTTAATAGATATGAGTTACTTTCATTTATGTGAGCCTTTTTATTAAAGTTTTTTTTACCCAAAGGTTAAGTATTTTACATCTTTGTGAATCTTTACTTCTTCTTCTTCAATATCATTTATTTTTGTATACTAGGCTTCTATTGATCTTGCTTGAAGAGTGGAACTGTCCTCTAAAAATGAAATATTTTTACCAAAAAATTTATGCTCAAAATGCATTTTCATATCAGCCGGTGTGAACTGAGAAATAGCAAATAAGCCAACTCCGTCCAAAACCAATACTTTTATATTTAGCTTTTTAAGAGTAGTTATAAGTTCCTGTCTTTCTTTATTTAATAACATAGTTTTTTTTTAAAAAGAAGGTGATCTATCTTTGTTTATCTTATCTTCTTCGATATACTTTTTAAAATGCTTGTTGCTTCTCTCTTTCATCATTGTTCTTTTCTCTCCTGGGGAAAGAGAAGCAAACTTTAATACAGCTGGGGCATTAATCTTTTCAATAAAATGGTCGTCCATAATCTCATTGCATATTTGACACTTTGGATTGTCACCATCTGTCCAACTATACTCTTTAATTACTTTTTCAAAGTTTGGGCACCCTTCGTTTTTACATATAAAAGGGGAAATCATGTATCTTGGCATATTTAAAGACGTTTTTTTCTTTTAGTATATTTTTCTATTATCTCCTGTTCTGTCAAATTACCATAATGAGTTATTAAGCATTTACCTACTTTTACAATTATAGGTTTTATTTTTTTTTCAAAAATACCATCTTTTATCCGATCCAAAGATAACTTAGCTAATTTCATTTGATACTTAGCAGAATGAATTTCAAAACCCTTAACTATATGTAGGTCTTCATCTCCAAATCTCTTTATATATATCTCATGTAATTTTTTACCTCTTTCCGAAATTATGTTATTTTTATCATCCATTTTAAGGGGATTTATATTTTTTCTTAAGGGTTCCTAACTGAAGCCTTTTTATCCATTCTGCAATCAAAATGCCATCCGCATCTTTATTTTTTAATATAACATCCTGAACTTTTGGGAAAAGCCTGCACCCTATAGTAAAACTTGCTGCTTTCAATTCTACAGAAGTTTTAACCCCAATGGGAAGAAGCTCTTTTTGCCAACTTTTAGAATCAACAAACTGATAAGGCATTTTTAGCATTTCTACCACATTAAGAATTGCCTCTAAAGCCCTTGCTGAGGTTATTGAGGCGTTAAATCTAAAAGAATTAATCATTGGCCTCTCTACCCCCACAAAAACTCTCTCCTTCTCATAAGGGAGTAATAAGTTAAATAATTTTTCAGAATCTATTCTTGAAATGTTCTTCTTCTTCTTTGTGTAATCTTGACCAAATTTAATTGGGGTTTTGAAAAAAAAATAATCTTCCTCAGTTATTATTCCTACAGTGCCAACTCCATTATCTATCCCAATGAATACCATAACAATTATTTTTTAACATTTGTGAAATTACGCATTTTTAGTAAGAAATCTTTGAAATTTTATTACTCTTTTCTATTTTCACTATATTTTCATAAAAAATCACATCTATACCTACATGAGAGATCAAAAACACTGTATGATTTAGTTTAGAAAGCATGTCAGCTATCAAAACAACCCCCATAGTATCAAGTGAGCTTAAAATTTCGTCTATCCCTAAAAAGTCAAGACCTCCGGACCCAGAGCTTGTATTGATAAGCTGTTGTAGTGATATAATGTTTGACAGTTCAATCCTGGCTTTTTCCCCTTCTGAAAATTTATCTAAAGAACCATCCTCCTCTCCTTCTCTAAAAACAACCGTTGTAATCTTTTCCCTTATTTCTTTATTCTTTAAAACTTTAAAGCCATCCATTTTTATTTGAAGATTTGTATTTGCTTTTTCAAGATTGTAATTTGTTAGCCCCTCAATAGTCCCTATTGCTTGGTTAGCTAAAAATGAATTAAACTTTTTAAAATTATAAATCCATTGAGATTCTTCGTATACTTCTTTCTGAGCTTTATCTTCCTCTTGTAAAGAATTAAATACTTCAGCGGATATATCTTCTATTTTTTTTAGAAGCTCTTTTTCCTTTGTCTCTAAAATTCTTTCCTCTTCCTCCACTAGTCTTTTTTCCAAAGCTTCGGCAGAACTCTTATCGGCAGAAATACTCCACTTTAAATTATCTATGATTTGTTCTACTGATTTTTTATTTTTTGTTAAATTATTAATTTCATCATCAAGAGAATCTATTTGCACTATAGTTTTTGACAAAGAATCTTTTGCTTCTTTTATTTTATAGTCTAAAATCTCATTGTCTTTTTTGTGTAAGTCTTGCTCTTTTTTAAATTTATTATCAAGATCCGCTGTTTTGGAAGAGATAAGGGATTTGTTATCGTCCACTTTTACATAATCCTCTTTTATTGACTCGTTGAATAAGCTTATTGCTTTTTCCATTTTTGGGATTAATTTTTTAGCATCCTCTACTAAAAATTCTTTATCCTGTAAATTAAAGTCATGAAAACATTTTGGACACTTTACTGAGCCTTTTATTTTATTGCTTGTTTCTGTTAAGAACAAATTATACTCGTCTCTTTCACTTTCTGTTATAGCTATTTTCTCTTTTAAGCTTTTTATTATTAATGTTTTCTCCTCTTCGTAATTGTGCAATTGATTCTTTATTTCTTTCCTTACCAATTCCAACTTTAAGTGGTTATTTTCAGATTTTTCAATCAAATCTTTCAAATATTTTTTTTTATCCTCTACAAAAATATTTTCTCTAACCTTTGTTTTGGAATCAATACCTGTCTGAATAATTTTTAAATCTTTTTTTTGGGTTTCAATGCTATTTTCACTATTCACTATTCTGTTTAAAATAACCTCTATCTCACTCAGAATAAATTCTATAGCTTCATTTTTTTCAATTTTTAAATCCCTAGATTTTTCTTTTTCTAAGTCTTCTTTGTATATTTCTAATTTAGCTCCTAAGCGGTTGGTCTCTATGTTTTTTTTGTTAAGCTCTTTTTCTAATTTAGAAACTGATTCATTGACTTTATCCTCTATGCTTGTTAATAAATCAGCCCCAGAAAACCGAGAGATTATTTCTTTTTTAATTGCATCTGGGGAGGAAAAAAAGCTTCTATACCTTCTTTTTGAAATAATATAGTAAGCTAGCAAATCATCCTTTGATATGCCTATCTCATTTAGGACAAATTTATCGGCATCTGCAACACTCGAATAAAAAGCTTCTTTGTTTTCCCCATTTATAAAAATGTCTACTTCAGAAGATTTTTTAGCATGGATAATTCTTTTTATGCACATCTCCTTTTTTAAAAAGGAATTAACTAGTTCTATCTCTATTTCGCAAGACTTTTCTCCATTGCGGATTAAATCAGATAATGGAACCTTTTTCAAACTTTCCCCCAATAACCCTATTGCAAAGCACTCTATAAACCAGCTTTTGCCTGCTCCGTTAGATTCTTGACCTTTATCATCATTGTTTTTACCAACCACTAGGAATGTTTTTCCTTGCTTTATTTCTAAATCTAAATTTTTAAAAGAGCCTAGATTTACTGCTGATATTTTATTTATTTTCCACATAAGCTTGATTTATCTTTGTTCTTAATTCCTCTAATAGCTCTGGGTTATCAGTCAAAATAGAAACAACATTATCCTGCCCTTGGCCTAATTTTGTTTCACCATAATTAAACCAACTTCCAGCTTTTTCCACAATACCTAATAAAAGACTTTCATTCAAAATATCACTTGGTATTGAATATCCTTTGCCATAGATTAGTCTCATTACTGTATGTCTAAAGGGAGGATACGTTTTATTTTTTACAGCTTTTAGGCGAATCTCCTCTCCAATTATATCATCGCCATTTTTTATTTTTGTAGATTTCCTCACATCCAGTCTTATTGACGAATAAAATTTAAGAGCATTTCCTCCGGTAGTTGTTTCCGGATTTCCAAATATTGTGTTATGAGATAAAATTCCGTTTGAAAAATAATTGTGATTCCCTCTTACCTCAACATCATAAATTTTTATTTTTTTATCCGTTTTATGAATTGATCCTTTTTCAAATACCAAGTCTTCTGTCAAAAAGAGATAAGATTTGTTTTTACTTAAATATAAGTCTTCAACTCTTAAGTATGTTCCCTCTTTAGCTAAGTGGGTTTTCACAAAAATTAAGTGGTCCCCAGAACAATCGAAAGAATTGTCCTTAATCGAGACTTGGTATTTTGTAGCATCTTTCTTTCTAATTAGCTGGGAAACTAGCCCAGGTTCTTTTTTTACAAGGTTGTGATTAAAACTCTCTATAAAAATCTGAAAAGCCTCAACACTCTTTTTTTCATTGACCTCCAGATCTTCTATTTCAAGAGAAAAGGCTTCTTTAAAAAAGCTTTTCAAATCAATCTTTTCGTACTCAAGGGGATTGTTTTTCAACCAGTTTATTTCGGTATCTTGTCCAATGCAACCGATCTTGTCGCGAAGCTGATTTGTAAAAATAACAACGGTTTTACTTCTTTCAACTCTAGCTGTTATTTTTCTCATGGCTTGAGACATTAGCCTTGCATGAAGGCCCATTTTTGAATCACCCATTTCTCCATCTATTTCAGCCTTAGGAACTAGTGCTGCAACAGAATCTACTACTATCAAACTCAATCCAGCCTCTAATAGGAAATCTAGGGTCTCTAAGGCTTCTTCCCCACTTCCTGGCTGAGACAAATATAAATGCTCCAAGTCAACCCCAAGTTTTTCAGCATAATCAAGGTTCATGGAATGTTCTGCATCAATAAATGCAGCGGGCAATCCAGTAACTTGTTGAGCCGCGGCAATAGCATGAATGCAGAAAGTAGTTTTAGAAGCTGATTCAGGTCCAAATATCTCAATTATTCTACCTTTTGGAAGACCCTCCCCGAGAACCCTATTAATCCCTGGGAATTCCATAGGGATTCTTTCTATACCTTTAACTGGACCATCCCCTTTTGCTTTTAAAATACTACCCTCCCCATAAGCTTTATTTATCTTAACTAAGGATATAGACAGTTTATCTAAGCCTTTAGTTTTATCTTCTTTTATTTTTGCCATAACTATAAATGTAATTACTTTGTTTGCTCTCAATTGATAACTTTATTTCAAAATTTCTTCCAAATAAACTAATCCATGATTATAATCCCAATCCTCTTCTTTACAACAGTTTTTAAACTGTTCGACAATGTTGCTCTTGTTAAAGCTGACAAAATCCCCCTTTGAGGCTTTATCCATTTCGGCTTCAATAGAGGAATCTTTGAATACAACTTTTATTCCATCATCCTCATATCTTTTTTTATCAAAAGCTTTTCTCTTTTCCTCTTTCCCTTTAACAACCATTCTCACAAAAGAATCTTTATTCATCATTGCGTTTGTGTGAACAGCTATCAGTTCTTCATTGGAAATTGTATCTAAATCAATTTGTTCGGTAACGTATTTTGGAAAGGTTGATTGAACAAATTCAAATGTTAAATCATCATATAGCACCATAAAACCTTTTTGGTCATCTTCCCCAAAATTTCCTTGGTAAGAAGACCCTAAATACAACATGTTATCGCCAATTTCTTTTCTTTGATGGTAATGGCCTATTATGACAAGGTCAAATTTAGAGAATAAATCTTGGCTTATCTTATTATCCACAACAGATAAATCATTATTTTTAACTCCATTTATAGAGATATGGGTCAACAAAATGTTATTAATTTCTTCATTAAAAGCAGAGCTCTCGGTCATTATTTTTAAATATTCAGGATAATTTCCCTCTTCTTTGAAATAAGGTAGGGACCAAATAGAGGTATTTTTATTCACTTGAATATGACCAATTTCTCTATTAAGATGTAGGTTTGGGAAGTGTCTAAAACTGTCTATATAAGAGACTGTGGAGTCTAGATCTGTTTTATCATGATTTCCTGGAATAATATACATCTCAGAGGAAAGGTTCTCTAAAATATCTCCAAATGCATTTAAAACGGATAATGACTGTGCTTTCCTAGAGGTAAAAATATCCCCTCCGTGAAATAAAGGAACTCCCAATTTAAGGGCTAAATTATCAGCCTCTATAAATATTGATTCGTTGATGCTTATTGTTCTCTCTTCAAGGTGGGTATCTGAAAAAAATACCCCTATTGGTTTCTTCATTTTTGAACTTTAAAAGGGGCAATCTTAAAAACAGATTGCCCCAATGTTTATAAAGAATTTACTTTTTAGCCCCATTTTTAATGGATGCTTTCATTTGTTCCAACCTAGATAAAGAAGATGGTTTCTCCGCTTCTTCTTTTTTCTCTTCTTTTTTCTCTTCTTTTTTCTCTTCTTTAGACTCTTCCTTTTTAGGGAAAGAATCCGTTTCAATTTTTCTCTCAGGCTCTTCCTGCGATTCAATAGCTACTACTATTTTATTGCGAACGTCTTCATCCGTATCTTTTTTGTAAACTTTTACTTTAAGATTTTTTTCTTTAATAAAATCTTTAAGATCGCTTCTGGATATTTTCTCAAATTTTTCTTCTTCTTCTCCTTCTTCCTCATCAAACCTCTCTTCTACCTCCTCATCTTTTGAGAGTTTCTTTTTTGAAGACTTTTCTTTTGCAGGCTCTTCGGAGAAATATTTTTCAATTTCAGCAGATAAAGCTTCACAAATGTCTAGCCAATCCTCTTGAGTGAACGCTCCTATTTCATTTTCAGCATCATAATGCTCAAGGCCATCCAAAGCTTTATAAAAATACTCTTTTTTATATGACCCAATGCCATATAGTTTTTCAAGAGTTTCTAATTCTTCAAAGGCAATAAGCTGCTCATCTGTCAAAACAACAGCATCATCTAATTTGTTAACAACATATTTTTTCTTGTTGTCTGACTCTTTAGGGGAGTATTTAATCAAAACAGGTCTTCCCTTATCAACATCTGTAAAAGAATCTTTTGCATTTACATCTTCACTGTCCGTTATTGAAAGTTGATTTAAACCTCCTTTTACACTGGCTCCAAATTCAAGCAGTCTGGCTTCTTTCCACCCAGAAGCAACTTTTCTTCCAGCATATAAAATCCAAGAAGAGTTGGCATCAATGCCTGTTTTAAAATCAGTTATAATGTCAAAAATTCTTTTTGAATCAGAATCAGATACATCATCTGACTTAATCATTCTGCGAACATATTTCCGGTATTGGTCTACCAAATCTTTTTCAAAACCTCCATGCTTCCTAGCATCTAGAATAGGTCTTCTGTCCCACTTTTCTTTACCATCTTTTTCAATTTTTTGGGGCAACCAATTGGTAACTTTTGCATAAACATAAGAGGAGGATTGTTCATGCTTTGGGTAAATACGGAAAGTATTTTTACCCTCCTCTATTTTCCAAAATGCAGAATCAAATCCGGTCAAATCTTTTACTTCTTCCTCTTGTTTTTCTAACTCTTTTAATTTAGTAGCTCTGTACTTACTTCTGTCAAATGTCATTTTTTTAATATTTAAGTGTTAATAATTTATGTCTAAATTACATTGTATTTATTCATCTAAAAACAGTTTATAAAAGAAAATATTTTAAATAGACAAATATTGTTTGTTTAAATAAAGTTTTCTTTCTTTTTTATCATAATACCATTGATAGCTCCATTTACTATCTCCTGCTCAAATTCTTCCGGAGTGGTTCCTTTCATTAGCACTGATAGTTTTTGACTTTTTGCATTTATAGCCCAGTACAATGACTCTAAAATTCCAAATAATCTTTGGTCCTCTATGTAGCTTTCTTTCTCTCTCTTGTATTCGGTGTCTAACGTAATTTCATCCTCTACTTGCTGGGCTGTAAATTTTGTATTTTTTGAAATGCAATCCTTTCTAATAGACCTTCTTTTTTCTGCCGCTAAAACTTCTAGCAAATGCTTGTTCTTCTTTGCCAAATTTTCTGCTTCAGCTTTTAAAAGGCCCATCCTATTTAGTAATGAAGATATGGTTATAATCTCACCACTCAAATTGTCATAATGAATCATTGTGAGATCGTCAATATCTATCTCTTCATCAAAAGGCTTAAAAGATAAAAAAACTGTTGTTTTATCTAAAACTACTTTAATTTTTTCCATTATAAATAATTTTAATTTTTGTATTTTTTGATGATTGTACACTCATATAATCGTAATATTTTTCTTTTTGAACCTTTCCAGAAAAAGCTATTAAAAATCCCTCTGCTAAATCATTCTTGACTTTATCCCAAAGCTCATTCCATATAATAAATGAAAAGACTTCAAAATTATTATCTATCTTTAGTACAGCAAAATTACCAGCCTTTGTACTTTCTTTTTGATTCACTTCCACTATTATCCCTGCAGTTATAACTTTTTCTTCAGCGAAGCCTCCTTTTTTAATTTCAAATCCATTCTTATAATAGGTCTCAATTTCAGAAAAAGTATCAAGAGCTTCCTCTTCAATTATTTTTTTATAATCAAAGTATGAAAATTCAGATACTCTTCTTTGTTGCAATTGCCACCAATATTCTTTATTTAGAGGAAATGGTTTTTTATTGATACTTATGTCTTCTTCTTTTATTTTTAAAGATTCTGCCATTTTATAAATTAACAAAAGTCTATCCTGAATTTTTTCTATATTTTCTACTTCATCAAAGGCTCCTGAAAATATAAGATTTTCAATTACGGCTTTGTTTACTTTTCTATCATTTTCATTAATCCTATGTAAAAAATTATCAAATGATGTAAAGTCTCCCAAATCTTTTTCTTCTTTCAAAGCCTCTGAAGCAACAACTCCAAGCATTCTTATCCTATCTAAAGACCAGTAAAGACTTTTCTTATCTTTTGAGGCATAAAAAATATCCTTGGATAAGTTTATGTCTGCATGTTTCATTTTGACAATACCATTGATACGATTAATTTCTGATATAAATTTTGGAATATCATCTTTATCTGCATATTGCAAAGTTGTTATCCAGAATTCTAAAGGATAATTTACCTTAAACCAGTTGCAAATGTACCCTGTGATAGCGTATGCGGCGCTATGGGACTTATTGAAAGAGTATGATCCATGTAACTCCATTAATCCCCAAATATCCTCTACTAACGTCTTATCATGTCCTAATAAAATAGCTTGACTAATAAACTTCTCTTTAAAAGAATGGAGTAAATCCATTTTCTTTTTACCAATAGCCTTACGTATTAAATCTGCTTCGGAAAGTGTAAATCCACCTATTTCCTGGCAAATCTTCATAACTTGCTCTTGATAAACTATAAAGCCAAATGTTTTGCTGGTTATACCCTCTAGGCCGGGCATAAATTTTGCCTTAGAGGGATCGTCTTTATAAATGCCATATTTGTCTGCAGCTCCAGATTCTAATGTCCCAGGCCTAACCAAGGCCATAATTGCTATCAGGTCATTTATGTTATCTGGTTGTATCTTAATAGTGTACTTTGTCATTAGGTCTGATCCAAAATGAAAGTTATCGGCTGTAAAGCCTCTTTTATAAAAGTGATAAACTTCTGAATCATCCAATGGGATATTATAAAAATCGAAGTCAATTACTCCTTTTTCTTTTATCAGTCTTATAATATTGGCAAACTTATTAAGTTGATTTGTCCCTAGCAAATCTTCTTTTAAGAACCCGGCATTAGCAAGTGGTTCTCCTTCCCACTCTGAAATTAATAAATCATCCATTTTTTTAACTGGCATCTGTGAAAATATATCCCCATATTCTTTTGGGACAATAATCATTGCCGCGGCATGTATTGATGCATTTTTAATTCCTTTATGGATTACTCTTAACTGGTTTATCTCCTTTACATTATTTTTAAGAATAGATTTTAAACCCGGGCTCTTAAGGGCTTTTTCAAATAAAGATGAAATAGGTTCATTTCTTTCAAATTTTGCTGTCTTTACAACTTTATTCATTGCCTTAAATGGAATTTTTTGTCTGAGTAAATCTTTAATTCCAGCTGATAATTGAAATGTTCCATAAGTTCCTACTGAGCAGACATAATCTTCTCCATAGGTGCTTTCTAAATATCTCTTTATTTCGCCTCTTTTTTCTCCAGCAATATCTGTGTCAATATCGCTAGTCAGGGAGTTCGCCCATGTGGGTAAACTCCCTGATCTCTTTTCTAATTTTTTTTACTATTTTCATAACAACTTTTAGATATTAATTATTTGTTCATCTCTAATCATGTATCAAATCACCCTCTTTTAATTCACTGGAAATAACTGTTTTGTTAACTCCATCTCTTTGAATAGCTATTTTTGAATTATTTTTATATTCAAAACATCCATCTTCTGTCTCTACAATAATCATTTCTACCTTTTCTACATATCCTATTCTGCCCTCATTAAGAAACCTCTCAAATATTAAATCATACTTAAGAGGATCTATGTTTGTAATGTTCAGCAAATGTGATATGATGCTCCCAGCAGCGCTGCCCCTGCCTGGCCCTATCAAAATATCATTAGCTAAAGAATACCTAACAATATCCCAAAGAACTAAAAAATAATCTACAAAACCACCTTCTTGAATTACTTTTGCTTCTTTCTCTATTCTTTCATAATAAGGATCCAAATCCTTAATCCCATCCCTTTCAACAAGCTTCTCTTTAATTCCCTTCTCTATTAAAAATAAAAAAAGTGAATTATTATCTTTTTTTTGAAGCTCAATAGGCAAATGCTTTTGTTCAAATTGGGGTAAGCGAGCTTCAGATATTTTGTATTGAAAGTTACATTCTTTCGCTATCTTTTTTGCATTAGAAATAATTGATGGGAACAGCTTATCAAAATCATCTTTTCCTTCTGGAAATAAACTCTCCATTAAAAAGTAATTATCATCAAGGTCTTTCAAATACTGGTTTGTTGCTACTTCATCTATTTCACTATTAGGATTCATCTCATTAAGTTTTTTCTTTATCTCATAATCCTCTTGGTTAATATAGTAGGCATCGTTTATAAGAATAAACTCTATCATTCCTTTTCTAAAGAAATCTAGATTATTTTTTTGCGTTTGGAGTAGCTCATTGTCCCTAGTGACATTCTTGTAAATGACAGTATCCCACTGGTAGAATAAATTTTCACTTCCAGCTTTTAAAGAATAGTCAAAAATAATTTTCCTATTAAGCAAAACCCCTTTGTCAAACACAACAAAAATATTTTCATCCAATAGATTAAGTAGAACATGCTCCTCAATAAATGGCCTCGGATTATCTACTAAAACTATTTTGTGAATACTGAGCAATATCTTCCAACCTTTTTCATTTTTAACATATAGCTTTACTGAATAAGTTTTGCTCCCTTCTTTAACATATATCTCTTCCCCAATAATGCTTTTTATATTGTTCTTGTTGCATTCTGATTGAAATTCTAAAACTCCCGCTAAAGTATTTTTTTCAGCTAAAGCCAATGATTTATATCCTAAAAATTTAGCCTTATCAATCCAGTCTTGATACAATCCGGAGCCATTATAAATTTCAAACATGCCGTGCAAACCTAAGAATGGAAAATCCTCTATATCTAAAAAAGAAGAAACTTTTCCTATATTTTCCAAAAAAGTAAAAGATACTTTTTCGTAATCTTTAGGCTCATAAAACCATTTGCCTCCCCACTCAAAAACATAAAAGGAACATTTGTCAGATAAAAACTCATTCTCATTAAAGATTAATCGCATATCTTCCCCTATGAGTATTTTTTTAGGTTCCATAATATAGAGACATCCTTCTACTCCTTGTATAGTAAAGGTTGTCTCTCCTTCCAAAAAATCAACAGATAGTCTTTTAGACTTTATCCACTTTTTTAATTCCATCAAGCATGTGGTTTAAGTATCCAGGGGATACATTTAAAATATTTTTAATCTCTAACAAGCTAAACCCTTCCTCTAAAAGCAATGCTAATTTTTGTTTCTTCATTATTTTTTTGTCAACTATACTTAAGGCTATAATAGCTTTTCTATCAGTATCTAAAACTTCCTCTTCTTTTTCCTCCAAAGAGGTGGTTTGGGAATTCAAAATTATCTGATTCTTTATTTTTTTAAAACCCTCTTCTTTTATGTTATTTGATTTAACCAGATCCTGTTGGTAAGATTTAGAAAATTCTCTTATGCCATGCCATATTACACTGCAAGCTAATTTATCCAAATCATACTCTTTTTTGTAGAATTCAACAAACTCTATAAAAGACATAAAATGGCAATCAAAAATAACTTGTTTGTGGAGAAAGTTTATCATTACAAAACTCTTTTTACATTTTCAGTTGAATACCAGTCTACAACTCCATCTATATTCACTTTTACTGTTTTTTCAAAAATATCGAAATAGGTTATTTCTCCAATTGAAGTGGTATTACCCAGGTGGACCATTACCGTGGCTTGTTTGGAATAATAATTTATTTGATCTGATATTTCTAGATCAGATTTTTCAGCTTCATTTTTATAGAAGAAAACAGGGCTTTTATTTCCAAAAACCAATAGCTTTTTTGCTTCGTAAATTGCATCGTTATCAAAAATACATGGAAGCCCATATTTATGGGATACGTCTAATATTTTTTCTTTCTTGTACCCCAATAGTTTTTTGTAATAACTTTTCTTTTTAACAGAAGGGTATATTTTGCCCCTAAGTAAAGATATAAAGTACTCTTTTTGTAAAACTTCTAAAAAGTTTGAAATGCTTAAGTCTCTATTTTTTTTCATATTTATGTAGCGTAAAACTTGCTTTGTGAGTAGTTCATAAAAGTACAGTAATTTAACTTATCTAAAAATTTAAAACATCTTCTTTGGAAAGTATTTTGATACCTGCCTCTTTAGCCTTGATGACTTTGGAAGATTTACTACTTAGGTCTTTAACTACCAAATGTGTAACTTTACTAGAAACACCAGTTGCTATTGATCCCCCATGCTTAATTATTTCCTCTTCTAAGCTCTTGTCTCTAAACCCAGTGAAAACGTATACGTTTCCACTCAAAACTCCTTCTTTAGGCTTCAGCGTTTCTTTTACGGGGAAGGTAATATTTACTCCTCTAGCTTTAATCATTTCTATTTGAAAAATTAACTCCGGAAGTCCTGAAAAAAATGCTTCTATAGTTTTAAAAGACAGTCCAGGAATAGATAATAAAGCTGGAGTCACAATAGAGCTATTGCTTAACATCCACATCAGCTCTTCTAATCCATATCCCTCATCAAGAATTTCACTAAACAGAATTAGCTTCTTTGTTCCTAACCCGTCGAAACAACTAATGGCATGTCCAAAATTAACCCAGCTAACATCTTTAATTTTAAGCTTAATTTCATTGATCAGAGCTAATGAAGATTTTTCTCCAAATCCATCTATATTATCAAAGTCAGCTATTTTCATTGAAACTATGTCTTCAAATGTAAGGAATCCAGCTTCATAAAGTTTTCTTACAGAAGGTTCTCCAAATTCATCAATTTTCATTGTCTTGAAAAAATGAACTAGTTTTTTAATTGTTTGCTCTTTACAATCTCTTTTGTTGTTACATTTAAGATCGACTAATTCCCCTTTATCATTTTTTGACCATTTTAATTGAGAATTGCAAGAGGGACAAAGAGTTATTTCTTTCTTCATGGCAAATACCTCTTTTCCATCAAACTCTATTGTGTTTAAATGCTTTGGGATTACTTCTCCAGATCTTTTGATTGTGATTTTACTATCTTTTGCGATGTTGTTGGCAAATACATAAGCCGCATTGTATCCAGAGGCTCTTCTTACAGTGACTCCTGAAATAAACGTTGGTTGAATTAAGATAACCGGAATAATAGAGCCCTCTTTTGAAACTGACCACTCAACTCCTGTCACCTTTGCTTGTACTTGTTCTTCCCATCCTAGTTTGATTGCCTTTGCATAGGCTGGATTGTTGTTTCTTTCTCTTCCTAAAGATTTTCTTTTAGGGGCGCTATTTACATCAATTACAAGCCCATCTAATTTAAAAGGATGATTGTTCCACTCTTCATATAATTTATTGAGCAGATCTTCTCCCTCTCTTAGCACTGTTCCAAGAGTAAATATTCCGTATTCTACAGGAGTTGAATTCAATTTGTTACACTTTTCAAGCTGGTGCAATTTCTCCATTTCTTCATCAAAAATTGTGTACCTCATGTAATTGAATCCAACTAAGTCAGGATTATTTGAATCATCTGAATTAAATAAGCCTGCCGCCATATTTCTTGAATTAGTATATGGAGGATTTTGCTTTTGAAACTTATCAACATTGTTTACAAAATATTCCTCCTTCATAATCAGCTCACCAGCGGTAATGTAATCAACATTATTTTTTTTCTCTCCAGTTTTTAAATAGTGACCATCGCTGATCTGACCCTCTGTTCCGTCTCCTCTGGTCCAAGCACTTCCGGTTCTTTCTTTTACCACTAATGAAATTGCATCATATTTCCCGGTTATGATAACTATAGTGTCAAGAGGTAAATTTTTTGATTTTGCCCACTGCTCAATCTCCTCCATTGAAGTTAGCTTATCGAGAGAAAACATTGGCTTTGGAAGTTTTGCCATTCTTTTCGTAGGTTTTTCAATAACTCCGGTTTTAAATATTGGATGGTCAGGGAAGCTTTTTCGGACTTCTTTTTCAAGAGCATCATAATCCTTGTCGCTCATTATAGCTTCTCCCTCACGATAGGCTTTGTTTGCTGCTTTTAATACTTCTAGTTTTTCCATGATACAAACTTTTAAATTATTTTTTAACTGCTAAAATTGTAGTTCCGCAAGAATTATAAACCTCTATCCCAAAGTATTGAGAATCTTCATAGATTTCAAAATAATCTCGGCTTTGACCCACTGTGTAAATTCCTGATATGCCTGTCTTACAATACCCAGTTGGCTCTGCTACTTCGGACTTATTCCATTGAGGCTTATCATTGTCCTCGACCATATCTGTCATTCCACTAAAAGAGCTTACAAGATTAGAATAGATATTTTTTTCGTTTCTTTTAGCAAAGCTTTTTAAAGTGGCTAATGTAATTTTTTTGGTGTTTTTTAATTTTTCCATGATACAAACTTTTAAATTATGTTTTTACTATTTCATTCTCAGTGACTTTTTCAGCAAATCAAGTCCGGTTGGCTCAAATAAGCTCAAGTATTCAGGATTATCTGTTTCCAGATCAACAAAGCTACCAAAGTTTTTCTCAAACACAGTCAAAAGATTTTTATAGTCTCCTGACTGCATTTCTTTTACAATGGCTTTTGAATCCATTTTCAATTGTTTTGCCCACTTTGAAGCTACTCCTAACAGGAAAAAAGCATTTCCATCAGGTCCGTCCAAATCGATTCTTCTTTTACTCTCTCTTTTTACAATACTCATGATACAAATTTTTAAATTATTAGAACTGATTACACTGTAAAGATAGCAAAATTTTTGATATAAAAAACTTTTTAGCAATTATTTTCAAATAAATTTAATTGTTTACCTTCTGTCATTTGTTTGTGCAATTTTGATTTATCGGCTTCTCTGAGAACTTGCTTCCAATATTTAGGTAATTTGTTTTGAACAGTTTTCAGTTGAGTAGCATTTATTCCATTCTCCCTGATATATTGCTGAGCAATGGCTGATAATTTTTCTGCATCCATTTTATTGAATCCGAACCCATCTTTGTGTTTTGAGAAACTTTGGTCTTGCTCTTCTTGAGTTTGATTTGAGTACAGCATCAAAAGAGTTTTAATTGCCAACCTGGGAGAAGTGGCTATCTTATCTTTAATAAAGTCCCTGTACTGAATTTTAGTAAACTTTTCTTTTTTCATTTATTCTTGGTTTTTAGCTCTTGACTCAAAATCCACTCGATTTCTTGAATGACGCAATTTGGGTCCTCATCATACTTTCCATCTCCCCAGTCTAAAACAAGTGTTTTGAAGTCTTGATTGTTTTTGGTAGTTACTTTTGATTTTTCCGCTTTTTCAATCACAGACGATTTAACAAATAAGAATGATTGCATTTCTTTTGCAAGACTTTCAATTGTTTCCATTATTATAATTTTTAGATTATTTACGGGTTACTTTAACACTATCAGTGTAATATCCTGGTGCACAATTTTTAGCATCTTCAAACAAATCATCTGAGTTGTCAAATCCCAACAAGATGTATTCTTTCTCAACTAAGTCTCCACTATCATTATAGGTCTTTACTCGATAGGCTTTAGTTCCGCTTTCACACTTTAACCATTCATTAGTGGTCAAAACTTCTGTTTCATTAAACTTTTCCATGATACAAATTTTTAAATTTTTATTAAATTACCAAGTAGCTGGATTTTGCAAGTCAAACATTTTACCATTTCGATAGAGTTGATCTATGTTTATTGAACCTTCGTCACAAGTTAGTTGGACTCGTGAGACGTCATCTTTCTTCATAATGGTTAACTTGTGGGAAATAGACTCGT